ATCAACACCTTGACCGCCTCCACCGCCGCCTGAAGAACCGCCGCCTCCACCGCCGCCGCCTCCGCCGTCTCCACCACCAGGAGAACCGCCGCCGCCACCATTAGATAAACCAACACCACCAGATGAAAACCCACCACCAGTGCCGCCAGTGCCACCAGGACGTTGAGCACCACCACATGAGTAGGATCCACCTCCACCACCGCCACCGCCTCCAGCGGTAACTACAATATTTCCACCCAAATAAAATACAGATGCTGCTCCCCCACCTGCTCCACAACCAGACCATCCACTAGTTCCATCATCACCACCTTTGCCACCTTTGCCACTTCCACCAGCAATATTTCCGCCAGGACCACCAACAGCAGCACCAGATCCACCAGGACCATTACTACCTCTAGCACCCCATCTACCAAGAAAAGATCTATTGCTATTTGATGTTGGAATATTAAAATTACCAGATCTACCATTACCTCCACCGCCACCAGGACCACCAGAGTCAAAACCTCCAGAACCTCCTGATCCTGCTGCAATACTTAAAGAAATATTTTGAGCACCACCAGGAATTGTTCCTGATTGACCCCCAAATGGTATGTTGTAACTAACAGGTGATGAACTCATTAAACGTCCCTACTTCTTACATCTTTCCAATTTGCTTCAATTAGAGGATCAGCATCGTCAAACCTAACTTGAATTGGTTTGTCTGATCTAATTTCAACAGGAATATCAATATCCGTGACAACAATGGGGTCACTGAGAACAATATCAATTTCTGGTGCTTCTACGTCATCAGATGGTATTTGTTCTAAACTATCTGGTATAGTAATATTATCAGGTAACTCATCAATTTCAATAGTTAATGTTGGAGTAACATTTACATTAGTTGTTCCACCACATCCCTGTGCTGATAAACTATATGAAATAAACTCAGGTCCAAAATCAGTATATACAATGGATGAATTAAATGTTTCAGTTTTTTGTGTAATATTTTTGTCACTATCATTGCCTGCCAAGTCAAATACAACATTAGCAACACTACCATCAGTATAAGTCATCAATGCTGTTACTTGAACAGTTGGTGCTGCAGCATATGTAATATCTACATTAAATTGTTCCCCATAATCTATATTAGCTGGGAAATTGGCACTAATTTGAGGTATTTGACAAACATTAGCTGTTACACTAGCAGTATCAGTACCTCCAGGACCACTAGCAGTAATAGTATATGTAGTTGATGTAGATGGACTAACAGGAGTATTTGATGTCAGTAGTACAGCACCAATACCTTGATTAATAGTTGCTGTATCAGCATCACCACTAACAACCCAAGACAAAGTTGGAGTTTGACCGACTGTAATTGGGTTAGGATTAATAAAAATAGTAGCAACTGTCGGTTCATAAACAGTTAGATCTACACTTTTTGTAGTTGTAGATCCTAATGCACCACCGAAATTTTTTGCAGTTATAGTGTAAGTACGTGATACACTCGGATTAACTACTATACTACCATTTAATCCAAGTGGTAAAACATTACCAATTCCATTATTAATTGATAGAAAATCAACATTAACACCAGTAACATCCCAACTTAACGTGGCAGAACCAGGGTCAATATAGTTATTAGGAGTAATTGTAAACGTAACTGTTGGTGGAGGTGGAGGTAATACCGTAACAGTGACTTGTCGTGTCGTAGTACCAGCAGGACCAACAACAGTTAAAGTATAATTTGTTGATGATGTTGGATTAACAGTAATAGTACCTGATGGATCAGAAACTACTCCTACATCTGGTAATATATTTGCTGATGTAGTGTCTCCAAATACAATCCACGATAGTACTGCAGTTCCATTATATGGAATAGTAACACCACTTTGCTCATTAAAGTTAGTCTGATGATTGGGATCTGTAGAGAATGATGCCGATGGAGGAAAATCAACTGCCTGATCTGCAGACCATCTTTCACCTTGATCACTCTCTTCATAAACAACATTAATACCTTCTGCTGCACATCGTTCAATAAAATAGTTGTACGACGCTAGTACAGTAGATTTTCTCATCGAACCCGAAACGTCTAGCCACAAGGATACATAAGAACCTGGTGGTTGACTTCCTAGATTACAAATAGCAAACCAATCTGATCTTGAAGCAACGTTGCCGTTATCTCTAGCAACTGTAACAGTATGAGTTAATGAGTCATTAATATAACTGGTTGGTCTTAATAGTTGAGACTGAGTTCGTCCTGGTTGTAGTAACCAAAACTCTCTACCAGTACCACTATTGTTGGGATATAAATCTCTAAATCTGGTCCAATCGTTAGCAATCGCCTGTGCGCTGCTACTTACACTTTGTGGATAAGGTGCTGGTGGTGGAAAACTATTATAATTATTTCTTGCCTGATTACCAACCGATTCGTCAATAATTGATATACATTGTGTCCTTGGAACTACCATATCTCAACCTCCTCAAATTTTAATAATGTAACTAACAATAATGAATGGAGTAACCACATCATCCAACTTAGTGATTCTTTCTGTGGAAATATTTAATACAGTATTCACATTATCAGCAGGGATTGGAAATACAGTATGCTGATATTGAAAATTTTGAGTGTAAAGTGTTGGTTTGGCAATTTTATGTGTGTGCGATGATAATGCCGACGTATTTGAATTTGAAACGTCTAGAACATTACCAGAACCTGAGTTACCAATATCTTGTCCATCATCTTTACCATCACCACCAACAATATGAGATGTAGTATAGTTTAGATATCCTACATCAGCATCATGAGCATGTCCTTGAAAGTTTTCGATATCAAGGAATTGTTCTGTTGATGTAGTTTCAAATTGATATTTGGGACTAGATTTAAAATCATAATTAGTTGAAACAGGAACTCCTTCAAAACTACCAATAAAGTCACATGTTAGTTGAGTTCCTTCATTACAAATAACTTCTGCTGCTGGTCCTACTCTATATTCATCTGTATCACCAACAGTTGTTGAAAGATAATCACCAACACTTCTGCTAGGAATAATAACTTTTGATCCTAAGTCAGGTAATTGAAATTGTCCTAGATCTCCAGTTTCTTCATCTGGTTCTCTAAGATCAACATTTAGTTTTTTAAATTTAGATTCACTACCTACACCTAATACCTTACTTAAGGCAAGATATTTTTGAGCATTTTGAATTGACCCATCACACTTCAAAAATCCTGCGGGAATAATTTCCTGAAACGATGTAAAATTTGGATCATTTACACTACCAAGTGACGATGTTGCATGAGTTTGGATAGATCCAATAAATCCACCAAAATGTGCTTTAATTTGAGAGTAGTTATTATTGGTATTAAATGCCATTTTAATATGCTCGGATTACGTAGACACATGTCATGCCTGGTTGTGTCGTGTTGAGGTTTATTTGGAAAACACCAACATTTCTAGAATTATCTAGGTTTAAATTATCATTAGGAGCAGTAACATACACATTGATACTATTTTCTGGTCTCATTCCTGCTCTATCAAAGTTAACATCAAATTCATCATGGGTATGAGCAAGAATTTGATCCTGTGTTGCTGTTGATGGACTTTTTACTCCAAAATCCCAACCAGGATTACTATTAAATGTATCATAAGTATCGAATGCAGAAGGCGCAGATAGTCCAGAATCTGACGTTCCAGCATATTCTAGAAGATCAGGATACCAGTTTGTAAGACCTGACCCTATATTTGCAATAGGAATTCCACCGATACCATAATCAACATCTCTTTTTTCTCCAGGACCTTTATTAAAACCAAAGATACCACCAGACAGAGCACCCTTCTTCAAACCAACACCTTCATTAAATGTTCTGTGGTTTAGTGGTTGATTAAGCTCTGCTTGAATGGGAGTATAAGTAACCTGCTTTGGTGTCCAGTTAACTGGTGGACTTTCTGCATTAATGATAGCAAGCGTTCTGCCTGGTTGTCCACCACCAAGACCAGATCTGCCTCTATTGTAGTCTCCCATAGTATACTCTAGATCAAATTCATTATCATTTGTAATAAAAATATCACTATCACTAGTTTGAACTTCTGCAGTAAAGTTAAAGTTCAAAGATGACCATGGAATAACACCTTCTCCAGGTTGTGTAGTAGGATTAACTTTAATAGTATCATATCTACCACCATGCCCATGTCCCTTAATATGTCCTCTACCCAATTTTCTAGGTCCAAAGAACATAACTTTACTACCTTCACCTGATCCAGGAATGACTATATTACCCTGTAACTTACCACCATAGTAATAATCTACTCCACCACCAGATCCAGGTGTTGTATTTCTTTCGTTTAATTCAAATACAACATCGGTTGCAACATCATTAAAAGATGTGGGCACACCAGTGTCGCTATTTGCTCCAATATATGGTGTAATTTGTGTAAATGCATCCGACTCTTGGTCAAATGCTCTGCCTGTAGGAGTACCAGGACCAAAATAATCTTCTTGAACATCAACCAATGGTCTGTTTAAAAGATTTGGAAGAACAATTTCGCCAGCATAATTCGGAAACTCTCCACCAAAAGTAGAAACAGATCCCTGCTTAATTGACTGAACAGCAACAGACATATCAGAACCATTACCAGAGTTACCTCCAGGAATACTTAATACATCACCAACAACATAATTAACACCTGGTGCTAAAAGTTGGAATGTAACTGTACCACCTACACCATTAGGAGCATTGCCTGATTGGGTGCCAGCATCGCCTACAATGATAGCAAAGTTAGCTCCACCCCCACTACCATCTAAAGGTGAATAGATGTATGTTCCAGGTATTCTTCCTGCTTGTACTGCTGCAGTTCCAGCAAAATTTTCAATTAGACCTTCAGTTACTGCTGTTGATAGATTATATGTATCTCCAATTGCTCTAGACAGCAAAGGAAAATCACCTGCACTAATCTGTGATCCATCACAAGGAATCCACCCATTGGGGATACTTGAGATACCCCCTGTCCATGGCATGATTGTACCAATAGCAGCTGCTTTGGCAGTTCTTATTTCCTGATAGAATGACATTCCTTATACGTCCATTAGATACCAACCTGCTTTATTGGGGTTAGCGCCTCCGTTACCATCGGCATCAACCTCACCACAGAACACAAGACCAAATGCAGCATTTGGAGTTTGAACAACCAATTCACCGCCGTTATGTGTTAGTGAGAAGTTTTCGCCAAGAGTGTTTCCTGTTACGGTAGTGCCTGTATTACTTTGAGATCCTTGAACATTGACTAGAGATTGTGCTCTAACAACCAAAGACTTATCGTAAGATAGGATACCACTAATATCTATAATGCGAACCATGTCGCCCATTTGAGCATTAACAGGTAACTTGAATAGTGTTGTACCAGAGACATCAACAAAGTAATTGACATTTGCATCAGCATTGATAATGCTAGTATTAGCAACAACCCACTTCATACCACCAGTAGGTGAGATGTAGTTAGAAATTCCAGCAATATTGAGGGATCCGTCATCGTCAACTGCAAAGACTTCATTACCATTTTGATTAACAACGAAGTCTCCACCATTGACTGTTAGGTCACCAGCAATTTGAACAGGACCACCGAATTTAGATAGTCCATCACCTTCAGCAGATAGAGAACCATAAACTGTAAGATCGCCTGCACCTGTAAGGGTTAAACGTTCAGTTGTACCATCAACAGCATAGATGTTAAGGTTACCCCCGTTCATCGTTACATTGCCATTAGCAGTATCGATTTCAAATGTAGTTCTTAGCGGAGTAGCAACTGTAACACCATCGTTCTGGAAAGAAGGACCGCCATTGGTGATGGTAAAGAATTGCTGGTTAACAATCGTAGATCCATTTAGTGTCAGTGTATTTTCAATAGTCGTAGTGCCATTGATATTAGTGTTACCATTTGCACCATTGATAGTAAACTGATTGAATCCAAGTCCAATACCAACATTACCTGCAATAGTAGTGTCACCAGTAGTAGAGTTAACTCTAAAGTTTTCTACCGCAGGTGATCCACCATCGTTAACAATCAATGCTTGAACATCGGTGCTAATAACATCAGCAATACCAACAATTTCAGCGCCATCTAGTCTCAATAAGTCAAGAGTAGTTAGAACGCCACCAAACTCAGCAACACCAATTCTTACATTAGCAGTAGAGCTATCAATACCTGATCTAGGTTCGTCAATAATGCCATCTGGTACTGTTGGTTGACCAGGTGATCCAATATCCTTACCAGTAATGAAGGATGCAGCAGGTTGCTTATCAAGTTTAGCAATTACTGTGCCATCAGGGTGATCGATCCAACCAGAACGACCCAGAGAAGTTTGTGTTGTAGGATCACCAGTACCTTCTTCTGCTCTTGTAACAGAGATTCTGAATCCTTGACCATCACTAGGATTAGTTACGTTATCTAATCCAACAACACGCATGATCTCAGACTTTGCTTGATCACGCAGACCTGTAATAGAACCGCCACCAGTAACAATAATGTTGTTAGGAGATGCAGAGTTACCACGATCAAGAAGAATTAGATCACCGATATCAAAGTCGCCAGCTCCAGGTGTACTGATTGGTAGGATGAATACATCACTAGAATCAGTAACTCCATTAATATCCAGAGTAATATCTGGAGCACCACCGCCACCAATTAAGGAGTCGGCAATCGTTAGTTGCTGATTATCAGCATATCCAGTACCAGTTGAAACAACCTCTACTGATACTGTTCCATCAAATGCAACCGAAATATCGAATGCAGCACCACTACCACTACCACCAGTAGCGAATCTAAACGCATATTGTCCAGAAACACGCAAGTTAGAAGGATCAGGTGCTTGTAGGTTATCAAATCCAGAGATTCTACCACCACCAGCAATGTCCTGACTACCACCCCAAAGTCTTACACCAGGAGTATCAATTACTCTACCAGTACTCTTATACTTGTAGAAGTCAATGTTAGGAGTATCAAGGGATCCTAGGTTGTGAAGACTAATAGGAGTAGAGAATCTTTCTCTTACAATTTCAATGATACCTGCAGTTGTACCACCATCAAGGATAATACTGGAATCAACTGTTGCAGATGCTTGAACTTTCAGGGAGTTTCTAATGGTAGTTGTACCACCAAGAGATGCAATTGTAATCTTATTTGCTTTAGTAAACGCTTCAACTTGTTGCGTTCTATCATCATCAAATAGTCTTGCTTTACCAGTTTGAGTGAAGATTCTTGCTTCACCAGTACCAGCAGCAACTTTACTGCCAACCTCTAATGTACCACCAGTGATAGTTTGTGCAGATCCTAGAACAACCTTGGAGTCTGCATTTCCCCATGCACCACCGATGAAGACTTGAGAATCCTTATCAGCATCATCAGCAACTGTTGCAATGTCTACAAATGCATTTTCTGATAGAGCATGAACACTGAAGATTGATCTAGGTACGTTCGTACCAATTCTTACTGTTTGGAAGTCAGCATTAGCACCAATAGTGATCGTTTGATCATTACTGGTATTACTGAACATATCAATCAGTTGTGCATCACCAGCAAAGTTCAGGATTGTAGCATTGTTATTAATTAGATTAAATGCTTGTGATGTAGTGTTAATATCACCACCATCGACACTGATGTCATCGGAGATCAAGAAATTACCAGTGATTCTACCATCACCAACAACAACCAAGTTACGATCTAGTTCTCTTTCAGGAGTAACACCAAGAGCAGTATTAATACCAACTCTACCACCAGCAGTGTAAGTAGTGCCAGGAGTTAAATCATCACTGGTTGCAACACGTAGAGTTGCAGGTTGATCAAGGTTATTACTATCACCACCGACTAGCAGTGCATTATCCTGAGGAATGAATCCCTTCTGGGTAAGTAGAGCACCTGTTAGACCTTCACGCTGATCACTATTAAGATTACCAAGACCATTAATGTTGACTATGGTGTTTCCACCAGAATCTTGACCAACGTTATCGTAGCGGTTCTCTTGTACAACACCATTGACATCGTATGAGACTAAAGTTTTACCAGAGATGAATGCAGTACCTACAACATCAAGGTTTGCGCGAGGAGTGGTGAACTCGTTAACATTGTTAGAGAGAACTGCATCAAAAGCAGTTCTTGCAACTGTGTTAACACCGAGTCTGTAATCTCCACGCTCATCTGTGTAAGTTCTGATTGTTTCAGCACCAAGAACACCTTGTTCTTTCCATTGCTTGGAAGAAACTTGAATGTCTCCACCAGCCCAATCTGTAGCAGTGTAGATAGTACCAGCACCAATCTCAGTTGAAATCTGGAATTGGAATGTAACACCTGTTTCAGACCAAGTACCATCAACAACTTCCCAGTCACCATTAAGAACGTTGTTAGAGAAGTTAATGATTCTAATCTGAGAATCTTGCAGAATCTTGACATTCTCGTTAGTAAAGGTTGCAGCAAACTCAACTGTTAGATTCTTTGTTCCATCTGCAGTAATTCTAAAGATTTTAGCAGCAAAACTAGTGAATTTATTAGCAAGAATCCAACCAAGTGAACCAGACTCTCCAACATAGCTACCTTTGTATAGAAGATCGCCAGCGGCAGGATCTTTCAGTAGGTTGGCACCATACTCAACAACCTGAGTTCCATAGAATGCAGTATCTTCATCCTGCCAAGGTGTAAGGTTAGATGGTTCAGAACCAAGATAGTTAGTTCTCCAAGTGTAGGACTGACCATACTGAGCAGATGGTTTTGGACGAGCATTTAGAACAAATACAGCGGATCTAATCTTGTTACCAGAGAGTAAGATATCACCATCTGATTGAGTTCTCCAAGAACCAGCAAACAATGTTTGATCTTCATCAGCAGAAATATTAGAGAGTACTCTAAGTGCATCGCCTTCAGATGCTTCAACATTGATCTCAACAGGTCCGTTCAATGAGGACTTGCCAGCAACTACAATTGTAGAATTAAACGTTACTGGAGAATCGAATGTCGTAACAAGCGTTCCGATGTTCTCATCATCATCCTCAGAATCAATCAATGAAGCAGATTCAAGGAATGTCTCTTCGCCAGTGATAGCGTTGACTTTCTTGTTACCAATATAGAGGTCGCCGTTAGAGTTTAGACCTGTGTAGAAGACGATACCACCATCTTCACGTTTTGCCTGAGCGTAGAAGTCTTGCTTATCAGTAAGAACAACTTCTTGGCGAAGTGGGAAACCAGTTGAATAGTTACCAGGACCGAATCCAAGATACTCAAATGTGTGGTTACCAGATCTAGCAATAGATGGTCTACGAAGTTCGACGTAAAGTTTACGTTCTGTTGGGAACTGCGAGTCTCCAGAGATTGGAATCAATCTATCTTCAGAACCAGAAGTTGCATTACCTTCTTGTCCTTGAATTCTGTTATCAATAATGTTTCCATTACTATCTGTTGTTACATTGGTGTAAGTAAATCGATTTAGGAAAGAGTTAGAGATTGCATCGGTAATCATCTCTTTCGTTTCACTACCCTTAGCATCGTTAACTGTTACCAAACCATGTACATAGTTGTCAGCAGCAGAAATTGTAGCAGGAACATCAACAATAGAAGTATCTCTAACACCTGTACCACCATCAACTTGGAACCACAATGGGTCGTTCTTGTAGTTGATAGGATACAACTGAGAAATAGGTTGAGAGAACTTAAAGTTTCTGAAGTTCTCACCAACACCAGATCCTTGTGGGAACGGAGAGATATTACCACGCAAGCAGGTTAGGTAGTAGATACCATCCTGTTGGTTTGCAATACGCTCTTGCAACGTATTAATATCAAAGATGTAGAAGGAATCATCAAAGTTTCCTTGGTCTTCAATTGTTGCGACAAAGTATGCATTCTGACCAGTATCATCAGTAACAATATCACCAGGAGCAATAGTATAAACGTTTGCTCCTTCTACTCTATAGAGGTAGTTGTCACGTTTTGCTTTGTCTAGTCTTGCAATATCACCGAACGAGTTAGGAGTCTCGACGAGTTGAATTTGAACTGCACCTTGCTTGAACAGAACTACATTACCTGCAATGAAATCTAGTTCGCCAACAACACCTTTCAAGACTAAAACTGCTTGAGAAGTTTCAATATCATTAATGTATGATTGTAGATATGCTTCACCTTGTACTGTGCCGCCACCTACTGTCTCCCACGTAATCTTATTAGCATCATTACTTTGAGTTGCATTAGCAGTGAAGAATCCACCTTGCAGGAAGTTACAACGAACAACTGTGAAGATCTCGTTCTTAACAGACTGATTAACGATCGTGTGATCAAAGAGTGTTACCTCTAGGAACTCATCACTGGATCCTAGAATGGGTTGAACTTTACGTGCAGATTGAATCGTAGCAGAAATCTTAGAATCAAATTCAATTACCTTCGGTTCTAGATATGGATCGTAAAGATTTTGCTGTTCTGGTAGTAGATCAACAACAGATGGATCAATTGTTCTTACTTGATCAGCAATCAATTCTGACTTGTTTAGACCAATTTGCTCACCAGCATTGGTGGGGTTAAAGAACGATGCAACATTATTTGGGTTACCAGGAATAGGCTTCAGCAATACTCTTTGTGGAACTAAGCGACGTTTGTCATCAGTTCTACATTTGATAACGAAACCATTAAGGGGATCACGTACTGTCTCCAAGTAGGAAGGAACAACATAACGCATTCTATAAACACGATCTTCCTTACCTCTTTCATCTTCAACACGAAGATAACGAGTATCAAGTGTAGGATCAGTCTTAGTTTGGAAATCATTGACCAGTTCTACACCACCATGGAATCTCGAAAGAATACTATAGCGATTATATGTGCCACTATTACCAGAATTTGACTCATCTTCAACATTAAGATACCACAAACCACTATTGTTTCCTGTTGTTGTAAACTCAGGGTCAAAGACTAGAGGTGATGGACGCTTATTAGCATAGAGATAGAAATTATTACCTGTTCCAGAAACAAACGTCAGTGCTCTGTCACCAGACTCAGCATCAGCTGCTGTTTCATGAAGAGTAACACGTTTGTTGGAAACGTAACGTACAAAGTATAAGGTGTTAGTGTTAATTGAAGCAGCAGAACCACTCAGTTGAGGTAGAGTAGATCCCGCAATGTCAGTAGCAATTCTGACAAATACTTGCTGTGAAGTTGTATTAGAAGCAGGAACGTCAAAGATATGAGCAACGTTTGTCTCAATCTCAGATGCACCAACAACATTGGACTTGTACTTATGAAGATCATAGTTGCCATCTAGTACATACTGCTCAATGTAGATCTCAACATCAGGATCAACTGAGTCAGTCTCAGGAGAGTACATGTAGATACCTGCTGCTGCATTCTCAGGAGATGTAGCAAGCATCATCTTGTTAGTCTCAGTTCCATCGAATACACCAGGATATTCTGCTGTGGATACTGCAGTGATTTCAATCTCGATGTCAGGAGCACCAGTTCCACCTAGTTGACCATCACTAATAACAACAACGTCTCCATTTTGATATCTAGAACCACCATTAGCGATTCCATCAAGATTTACGCCATCGCCAAGTTGTAGAGAACCATCAGCATTAACCTGAATGTTAAAGCGTAGTCCAGTACCAGATGCTAATGCAGTACCATCTCCAGCAACTTTAGGTTGTGCAACTAATGAACGATAGAGACCTGTTGCTGTTGCTCTTGTAGTATTAGGAGCAGTGAATGATGTACCAGCGGCTTCAGTAACAGAAACTGCGGTAGCAGATAGAGAGAAATTCTCTGGATAAAGATTTCTACCAGGAGCAATAACATAATACTTTGTATTCGTCTTAAATCCATCAGGTAGTCTAACAACACGCTTATCAGGATTTTGACCTGCTTTTGCACGAGGAATCAATCTAACAGCAGTACCAGTTTCAAGGTCATGTGGGTTAGGATTGCCTGCAAAGGTGCCTGTAGCAAGCGTGAATAGCGTTGCGCGAGCAGATAGACCAGATAGGTTAGTATTAGGTTCAACACGTGTTACAGAAGCAAATGTAGGCATTGTAATGCTACCTACCAATGTACCTTGAATAGCAGAGGTAATTAGTGCAGTCAAAGTAGTAATGTTGTTTGCAATACCAGCACATGGAGGTGTTACAAGGTTGCCATTTGCATCATAGTCAGGAATAATGGTGTTATCAATTACTTGAGTAAGACCATGTGTACCTTGAACTGTGATTGTTTCTTGACGCATCGCATTGATGGCAAGATCTCTCGCCAGATTAAATGCTGCAATAGATTCAGTTTGCTCACCAATAACTGATGCGCTAGTGATATAGAGTTCAGCAGCTGCATATACTTTGTTATTACCACCAAATCTAATGTTGTATGCAATCTCGTTAAGTACAGTTTCAACGTCATCAATACAAGCATCTTCGATTGTTTCGCCAGTAGATGCTAGTAGACCTTGACCTAATTTTGTTCCAGCATATGCGGGATCATTAGCAATTCTGAAAACTGCTTCTGAAGCAATGAAACGTGCATTATCAGTGATTGCATTAGAAGCATCAACTTCAGTACCACCCAGTACACTATAACCAGAGTTAAGTACCAAGAAGATCTGCTCAAAGTAACCATCAATTGTGGTTGCAATGTTAGAGCACTCAGGCAGTGGATCACCAGAAATTGGATCAACTCTGCTATCTTGAGTGATTGTTGGATCAGTCGTAGGAGTGATCGCAGACCATGAACCTTGAGGAAGAGTGAAGTATAGGAAAGAACTTGTAGTTCCAGGACTTGTAGATTGTACAGGTCTTGTAGATCCAAAACTCAATCTAGCACCAGGAACACCCAATTCAATTTGAGTATCACTAATAATTTGCTTAATGAAACTATTACCATCTAGGTTAGTTGTAATTTCAGTTGGTGAAGCATTAAGTTTACCATTAGTAAAGGAAGAAGGTGTGTACTCATTAACCTTCATTCCAATGATAAGACCAGATGTGTCTCCAACATTGACAATTGCCGAGTTAGGAGTTAGAGAACAATCTCTAATTAGGTAATCAAAATTACGCATTGCTGCGATCATCATGCTCTTAACATAATCAAGAGCATCCAAAGTTTCGTTCAACTCATTAAAGATGTAAGAGAGTTGACCTTGAATGTAGTAACCTTCTGCTGCTTGAATAGAGTTGATGTTACCACCAAGTCTCAAGTCATTGACAACAGCATCAACAAAATATCCGATGTCTCTTTCGCACTTACCAATAACAATGTTTGGATTAGAAAGAAGTTCTGGGTACTTAGTAACAATGTACTGATAAGATTCGTTCTGAATCAGTTCTTTGTTATCTTCAATTCTGTTAGCAGCATCTTGTGCATAATTGTCAACTGCTGCGCTTGCAGGAGTTAGAGTTTCGATGCCAACTGTCCAAGACTTAAATCCACTTGGAGAAATTTTTGATGTAAACTCAAGTGGACCAGCAGGTTCTGAAGGATAACGAGAAAGATCAACTGCTAGTGTCTCACCTGTTTTAGCACCAATTCTATATCCATTAATGGAAGATGCTGGACGGGATTCTGGATCATTAACGTCATCACCAGCAAGGTATAGTTTAGTATGGTTGTTTCTAGACTTAGATGCACTAACATCTAAAGTATACCACTGGTTGATGATTGTCGTACTCTCATTAATTGTACCAGGTGGAATAATATCAGTAATGTATCCACCCTTATCTTGGTTGAAGGAGAATCCTTTGAAACCAACAGAGTGAAGTGATGTATTACCGAAGTTAGAGTTCGAGTTCGTGATGGACATATCTCCACCACTTTCCATTAGGAAGTGATCGAAGAAACCAACAGCAAAGACCGAGACGCACTGAACGAAAGAGTCATCCGAAGCACGGATGTGGAAGTTTCTCCAGTCATCTTTCCAGTATGCATCACCCTTAGTATGGTAAGGAATGGTAGCAAATGCGTCAGTAAGTGATGCTTGGTTCCAAGTATTGGTAAGTCTGTCGTAACGAATGAACGCACGATCATCTTTTTGAAGGCTAACTCCAGTATATTGAGCTACGACCATTGACTTAAATCCAGTCGCCTTAGATCCATCCGCCCACATGCCGCATTGACCCCAAGTAGAGCGGATCGAGCAGTTAAACACATAAGGAGATGCGGACTCAACAGAGTCAATTTCCGCAAGAACTACCGCGTTTGTAGAGACTCCACCGACTTCACCAGAGAAATAAGTTTGACCAGATACAAGTCCAAGTGATGCTGCGGTATTATTGTATACTTCATACTCAAATACCTTAGGATTAACCTGATCAATCTTGGTAACCTTCCAGGTTCCGTTGATTTCATCAGATAGTCCAGAGTTAATGATAGCAACGTACTGACCTTCAAAGTAACCATGATCAATCTTGGTGACAATGGTAATGTTTGAATAACCGAATTGCGAAACGAATGAAACTGAACCAGCACCACTAATTGCTTGAGTCAGGGTAACTGTGTTACCAGAGATAGATTCAATTCTAGTGTTAGGATTGATAACTACGCTTACATCACTAGATGTAACTGTTGCACCAACGTTGAGTTTGCTGGTATCAGATACATTAACTAGTTGATCCGTGCTGTTAGCAGTTCCGATGAATGTAGTGGAATCCTCAACTTTAATACTCTCGATAGTTCTGCTATCAGATAGAGGACCAACGATTCTGTTTTCTTGAACCAGTGCTTCTAGTCCACCATCATCGATAGTTGGTTGGAATTGCTGGAATGACTTACCTACTTTTTCGTAGTAGTTATCAAGATCTTTAGAATCTGCATACTCCATGATGCAAATTTTATGGTGAGAATACTCAGGAATTGCTAGTTGAGTAGAACCACGCTTGTTATAAACTTTACCGACACCTGCAGTTGCATCATACAGAGGAGATTGTGCAGAAAGATCACCATCTTTGATAGTGAACTGCCAGATATAACAACCACCAGTTAGGTTGAAGATACAAGTTCTGTCTTGTGTAGTATCAGCAGGATCAGGAACATACAGAGGACGAACAACTGTACGACGTAGGTCATAACCGATTAGAGAACAACCTCTAGGAACGATACAACCACCTTTTTCTGCGTTAAACTTATAGAGAACGTTGTCAGGATTGCTTAGATCAACAATTGAATTATCCTGCCACTCTTCCAGTGCTCTATTGTAATTGAAGGAAGGAAGAACACCAGTAACTTTAACAGATGCCAGATCGTCAAGATTTCCGACTGAAATAACGTCAGTTAGAATCGTGATCAATGTATCAATAGTTGCCTGAACATCTTGACATGTTGCTAGATTGCCAGATCCAGTAAAAGGAATTACAGGAGTATTAGCACCAGCAATAGCAGGTCCAGGAGAGATTGTCAGATCTTTAGCAAACAATCTGTTGGTAACTGCTCTCTTTGCCCAATAACCAATAGCACCAAATGCAGTGACAGATTCTGCTTCTTCGCCTAGAAGACCATTAGAAATTGGATTACCGAAGCGGTCAAAATATGCTTTAGTGTTAGTAATGGTGTTAGCATTACCATCAGTTCCTAGGTCATCAATCAAACCATCAACAATAATACCAGCATCACGCTTGCACTTAGCATGACCAGTAGAGACTTGGGTAGAAATTGTTTCTGCGGGAAGTTGTGAAAGATTCTCGTCAGTAACAGCAGTGATAACAATAGCACCCAATGTGTCAATAGCAGACTGAACGTCAGCACATGCAGCAGGGTTACCAGATTGTAGGTTTTCCTGTGGGTTGTTGGTGTTACCAAAGATAGCATCACCAGGAGTGATACCATTAGGACCAGAATCTTTGAAGTAAAGCTGATTAGTAATCGCTTTCTTCATCTCACCGATTGCAAAGTTAAATGCAGTCAGTGACTCAGCAGTTTCACCTTGGAGACCATTAGAAACCCAGTTAGTTCCAGACTCATCAAAGTAATTTTGTGCAAGTTTTCTCGTATATACGTTTCCACCTGCTTCATGAACATCAAGGGCAATAGCGTCAACAAATTGACCAATGTCACGCTTACACTTGATCTCGCCATCAGGGAGAATTGTGGAACTCGTTTCTGCAGGTAGAAGAGAACTGAGTAGGAAAGTACCATTGTTTGCTGCTAGATTTGCATCATCGAAGATTGTATCAACGATAGCATATAGCGTATCCACCATGTTCTGAATATCAGTACAGGCATTAACAGAAGTGTTAGCAACTACTCCGTTACCATCACCATAAACTGCTTCACCAGGAGTTACTGTCAGATCCTTATACTCATTACCAGGAGATGATGTAGAAGTGAAGTTATTAGTCATTGCTGACTTCATCAACTCAATTGCTTTAGCAAATGCAGTCAATGCAGAAACTTCTTCTCCACGAAGACCACTGGTTGCATCATGAACAAGACCATTTGTTAATGCACTAACGAATGCATGTGTAGATTGTGGTTCGTGCTTAATTGCTTGAGCAGTTGCACTAACAAATGTATGAGCTGATGTATCAGAAGAAGTACCAACGTTAATTGTAAACGTACCATCTTGACGTTCAAAAGCACCAGTTCCACCAACAAAAGTGTGAGCACCAGTATACTCGGAAGGTCCTACATCAATTGTAATTGTATTTGTATCAACAACCGTGATATCCAACCAACGACCTGATGGATAATCAATACCAGGACGAGGATAAGATTTAGTCTCTTGGTTGCCATCTAGGACACATGTATACTCCAAAGAGTTGTCTTCAATCTTGATGTAATCTCCAGTAGAGAATCCATGATTTGCAACTGTTAGGGTAACAATGTTAGTTGTTGCATCGTATGGAGCATCAGTTGCTGTATGTGATGTAGAACCAACACTAGCAATAGCAATAGACTTACCAGCGAAAGGATCACTACCAGGACGTGGATATGTCTTAGGTTGTGTAGGATCAGTTAGGCAAGTGAATGTAAAGGAGTTGTCTTCTAGAACAACACCACGACCAACACCTAGACCATGCTGTCCAACGGTGACTTCCATGACACCAGTTGCAGGATCATATGTAGCAGCAGATGGTTGGAAATACTTATTAGGACCAGAAACACCACCATTGAATGTGATAGTATTATTAGTAGTCTGAGTTACAGAGAATCCTTTAATTGCGCCAGGATCAATACCAGAACGAGGATAAGATTTAACTGCTTGATCACCATCCATGTCGCAAGTGAACGACAAAGCACCTGCTTCTAGGAATACTCTATCATTAACAGCAATGTTATGATCATTAGCAAAGGTAATTGTAGTGCTACCATTTGCGGGATTGTATGCTGCGTCAGTTGGAGTATAAGAAACTCTGCTTCCTACCCAATCAGTACCAGCATCATTAAAGTAATTAGTAATATACTTTCTAGTATACTTGTTACCACCACCTTGCTTAACATCAAGTGAGATAGCATCAATCAAGAACTTGATGTCGCGAACACAACTACCAGAGTTATAACCAGGAGGTACAGGATCAGGACGAATAATAGCATCCATATGATCGAATGCATCTTGTGCAATCAGATCTTTATTTCTTTGGATGAGATTATATCCATCATTAAATCTAGACCACTCACCAGTAGCAGCATCATTAGGGTATACAAAATCAGGGTGTTGAACAGAAATTTCAGCAGCAGATCTATCAATGATCTCTTCTCTGTTCTTCTGAATCAGACGATATGCGTCCTTATAACGAGACCATGCACCTGTTTGTGGATCACCAGGATAGAAAAAATCTGGATGTTGTACTGATACTTCTGCTACTCCACGATCAATAACTTCCTGACGATTTGCCTTCAGGAGGTTAGATGCATCAAAATATCTTGCTTCTACTGCAGTTTCTGTTACAAGACCTGGGCGGTTATCAATATAGTGATTACCTGGCATCAACATGATGCTGAACTGGTCAAACCTGTCGTTATTTGCTCCAGGTAGATATGAATATCTAGATACTTCGATAAATGCCCTTTGAATCGTCTTAAATGGACGTAAAGGTGAATTTCCTCGGTTGTTCAGTTCATCAGTAGCATTAAAGTCATCTGGAGATACATAGAGGTATTTTCCAGTCTTACTTGAATACAAGTTATCAAGTCTTGTTAGCGGCATAACTACCCGAGCTTATTGTCGTTTTCCTTGATTTATTTATACACATCACGTCTACCTATTCAGTAAACTAAGAACTCCCAAGGCTGGATTTGAACCAGCGACCAGCCGATTAACAGTCGGCGGCTCTGCCACTGAGCTACTTGGGATTGTTAGGAGGATTTTAGGAGAAAGATGCACCATGCAGGTGGACCACTCGCTCTTTATCAATCCTCCTTACTACCCTCTGCTATTAGAGAGGTTGTAGTATAGGGGCGCTTTCATATAAGAAAGATCTTTTGTACTCCCCATAATTACTCACGAAGTTCATCAAACGAATAATTGCAAGAAAAAGTTTTTCTTGTTTTTTTGCTATGATGAACATTTACTCCATGAAGAATTGTACTAGGAAAGAAAATAATATCTCCAGGAGATACTTGTGGTGTCCATGTAGTACGGAACCCAAAGATTTCTTTCCATTTAGGTTTTAATGAATTGTTATATCGATCATAAAAGAAAAATTGTCCAAAGTCATCTTCCTGTTGAGGGAAGAATACCGATGCAAAATCTACTTCTATATGATCATGTATTTCTTGATAAGAACCACGTTCATAACAATTGATCCAAGGATCATGGAAAGTATATGAGAAAGATTTTCCCACAGACTCGCCAAACTTTTGCATGGATGGTTTAATTAACTGATCAGTTTCTTCCCAAGGACAAGCAATAGTTTGTACTTGGCACCCTTTAGTCCAATCAAAAGCAGTATAGTTTTCACTTTTGTTCAATACGTATGAAGTTAATTCATCTGCATTGGGTGCTTGAAATTGAACAAAGAACTGATTAAATGAAAAAAGATCAGTTATCATATTTTTTAAATAAGAAGCATCCGTGCTGAGATCCCCAGACTTGTTTTTTTGACTCAGGGTCAAACCCCTTGTCCTCTACATTATACCACCCTTCGCCCAAAAATGCAACGTTTTCTAAGTAGGTTTCGTTATCGCCTTGCATGACGACACAAGAACATCCTGGTTCGATGCGACCTGCATAGTGTCCATTCTTGAACTCAAATATTGTATCACATCCTACCTTGTGTGTCAAGACCATATTTAAAAGACTCTCTAGGTTTTTAAACCCAAGATGACGACTTTTATCTTCGATTTCGTAATTTTGTACTACGATATTACCTGTGCTATCGTCTGCTACTATATTCAGCAAAAATTGACGATATGGTTTATGTGTCTTATTAAAATATGCTTGCTCACCATAAAACCACCCATCTTTAACCTTACGATGAGTAACTACAATATAAGCATACCGAGAGGGGTATGTAAATGCTTGTATTTTATTATTGAACGTTCCTTCAAACCATTTACAAAAATTTTCAATCATCTTGTGGTAACAAAGTTTTATCGTTTACTTGAAGATCAAATACCAATGGGTGTAGTTCTTCTTCCATCAAATATGATGATAATTTGTATAGATCTTCCATATCCCAATCCTTTCCTTCCAGTGCTTGTGTCTGAACAGTTGGGTGATCTTGTATAATTAATGGCAATTCATCAAAAGTGTATGGAATTCCCTGAATGAAGTACATACGTACAACACTTCCTTCTAAAAATTGATATAGTTGGGAAAGTTGATATGCTTTCATCTTTCTTTAATCACTTACGAATTATTTATTCATATTGTAAGTAATCATATTCTGACACAGATATGTTTGTTATAGAATCATGCATTCCAAATATACCATTTGGTAAAATATTAAATGCAAGAGAATATCTATTTTTATTAGTTCTGTTAAGAGAAACTTGATGTCCCAAATGACTTGGAAATAATAGTAATGATCTTTTACTAGGTTCAAAAATTACTTCATTTGAATGCTCAGGTGTTATTCTATCTACATCCTGATCTAATACAATTTGATTTAATATTGGTTTATGAAATAGTATAGGATTTGTATAATCAGCAAAATATAGACAACCAGACCAAAACGAATTGCAATGAGAATGTCTATTCGACATACCACCAGGTGGAGTCATAGTTGACCACGAACCCATTATTTTAAAATCACATGTTCGTTTTACTGTAAGTGTGTTATACGCAAAATCAGTAAATAAGGACTCAATTGATGTTTTTAGTTCTGGGAAATATTTCCCCAAAACATTACGTTCTTCTGATCGATATGATTTTGCTTCTGTAGTTTTTTTATAGTAGTCAAGTGCCGCACTTATATCTGCTAATCTAATACAATCGTTTTCTGATAAAAAATTGTCTTGTTTCGCAATAGGTATCGGAAAAATTCCTAAAGTATCCATAATTATATCACACCAGTAAACCTTTATCACTCATGTAATGAAGTGTATCGTGCATGTTACCAAGATGCTTAGCACCAATAGCAACCTGAGGATATGTTGCCCCAGATCCGAACTCTGCTTCAAATGCTCTTTGAGTAAAGTGTTCGTTAAGTTTGTATTCTAGGAATTCACCACCTAATGATTTAAGTAGTGAGGTCATACGCTCACACTCTTGACTGCCGTTAGAATAAATTACTGCTTGCATGGGGGTTCTTTATATGTGATAGTGATTTGTTTATATACTTCATCTCGATTGTCGCTGTTATAAACATTACATCGATCGATTTTAGCATTTAATATATTCACTACATTATCTAGTTGATGTTCAACTATAAACTTTTTAAATCCATCATCCATCCAACTCTTGTTAGATCCTGGTGCGTTAAAATCATCCATTACTCAATACCTTTGGGAAATTCTTCAATCTCAGTTAATTCATAGTCCCAGTCTTCCATAACTGTATTGGCATAGAAACGATCAGAAAGCATTTCGATTTCTTTCTCGGCATACTCTCTGGTTTCTGCTTCCAACCAAATATCAATCACCTTACCAAGTCTAAGTTTCTTGATATCCAACTCAGACAATCGTCTACTACCATCTCTCACAGCATTACCAGGAGAGTCATCAACTTGTGATCGTAGTCGGATGAATACTAGTGCTTTAAACTTCATTCAAATAATTCCTTCAAATCTTTCGCAAATGTGTCGTTTTTCAATTCCACGGGATCAGGACGTTCTCTAGCATCAAGTACTTCATTGAAGATCTGCTTCAACTCTTCACGTTCTTCTGGTGTGAAGATTGTGCGAATTTTTACTGGCATAGGTTCATAACTACTTGGTCTCTTTGATTTACCAGGAAGACTCATGCCTTGTGTGTCAATTTTGTCCATTATACTATACCCAATCAGGTTTGTTGTGTGGTAGTCGTAGGTAGTTATCAGATACCCATGGTTTAGATGCAATGTACATCTTATATGCTTCAATGGTAGAGATACTATCATCGAACTTATACTCCTCAGGCATTGCACGAACAAAAGGAGTGTGATCATCCCATGATACATCAGGAATGATTTCGTCAGCAGCAAGGAGAGTTTTAAAGCAAGTATGGCATTTGCCATATCGAGTGAAATACTCTTCGCATAGAGCAATACCATGCTCAAGCAACCATCTAGCATTTGCTACAGATTCGTTTGCCCACTTAGTGCATGGATGATTACGGAATGCTCCCTTCTCTGTAGCATAAGGTGTGCCGTCTTTCTTAGGCAATGTGCCATAACCATGCCCCCACTTGTCAGAACATACAATAGCAAGCATCTGACAGGTTTCTAAGGGCATCTTGACGATGTGCTTGTCTGGTAAGACAGCAGCAGATCTCCAAGGTGATTCATTCGTGACAAAAATATTCATTTTTTTGACTTAACCCAACAAGGTTTACATAACGAATTTTTATATCTTTTCTCGGATGGGACATAGCATCCAACCTGAGGGCATTGATTCGCTGGTATCATCTTACCACAACCAACGCACTTTGTCTCCCACATCTTCATAATGTTCTCTCTAATCTATTTGTTGCTTGATCTGGGAAGTCTCTTGGTCTACTATCAGTAGCATTATCAGTTCTAGGTGAACCTTCGTTCGCCTTCATTGTATGCTGATAGTTTGGTCTTGGGTATCTAATACAGAATGGATCAGGCATCCAGTATGTTACCTGCCATTCTTGTTCAGGACATAACTCAAGGTGCTTCTCTACACTATGAGAAAAGATACCTAGTTGAATATGACCATCATGACTGACACATCTGTCATTACCGATATCAACTAGGAATAGCATCTTACTACTCATAAACTTTACCAATAACCCAAGATTTCATACCATATGGGGTATCGGCAATGAGAGTCTGGGTCAACGTTGCTACCTCTTCAGGTACAACCAAACAGAATCCAATACCTAGATTGAATACATTTCTCATTTCCTCCTCAGCAATGTCTCCTGCCTGTTGGAGTTTGTTAAAGATCTCTGGTCTCTCCCATGCATCATAGTTAACATCAACTTTCATCGAAGCGGGAAGGCATCGTGGGAGGTTCTCAGGGATGCCACCACCAGTAATGTGTGCCATGCCTAGGATAGGAACCTCATCTAACAGGTGCTGTACCAGTGGAGAATAGATGGTGGTTGGTGTTAGCAACTCAGGCATCTCTTTGTAGAAAATGTAATTTCTCCACAGCATATCATTGACAAGAGTGTATCCATTACTATGAAGACCACTACTCTCAATACCAATGACTACATCACCTGGTCTAATATTCTGACCATCAACAACCTCATTCTTCTCTACAACACCAGTACAGAAACCAGCAAGGTCATAGTCAGTTGCTCTGTAATGTTCTGCAGTTTCTCCACCGAGGAGATCCATTCCAGAGAGTCCACATCCAGTAACAACTCCATACACAATGTCACTGACATTAGCATCAAGTGATTTGGTAGAGATATAGTCTAGAAAGTATAGTGGTTTAGCACCACTGCAGATCACATCGTTGACACACATGGCAACCAAATCGATACCGATAGTAGTATAATCAGCAGCAATTCTACAAATGTTAATCTTAGTACCCACACCATCAGCACCAGATACAAGTACAGGTTGATCATATCCTGGCGGGACATGAATCATTCCATTAAACCCACCAATTCTAGGTGCCAATACTTTGAGATACTCTGTAAAGGATCGTCCTTTAATAATGTCAACGCCAGAAGTTTTATAGTCCATCATTGATTTTTAACATCCGTAAGTGAGTCAAGTGAGTCAAGAAGTTCGTCATAAGATCCGATACTCTCAATGTCACCAATCAACTTGGAAATTTGGGTACAAGCAATGGGACGTTCTTGTCTAGCAGCAAATGCTAGAGCATTACGTAGTGATGATTCTGCTTCATTGAGCGAGTCTTGAACTGATTTTGATAGTGCCATTAGTCTCTTCCTAAACGAATGTATAATGTAATGAGTGATTGTGAGATAAGGTCACAAGAATAGGTGAATCCAATCTTACCTTCCTTGTCCCAATGCTCTCTTTGACTTTTGAGAAGTGTAGAGAACTCTTTGATCTTAGTTCTCATCTCATCTTTTGATAACTTATCCAATGATCTCTCCTTTGATGATACCGTCAAGGCGTTTTAGTTTCCATACAATGTACTCCATGGTGGGAACACACTGAGGATTCCACCCAGCAAAAGTGGAGTGTTCTCCACTTGGAATCTGCCAACAGGGAGCATCATCGTTATCAAGGTCTAATGATTCTCTATAAGCATCATCACCAAGTAGAACACATGCTCTCTCTGCTTGATTCAAACTACCGAAGCAAGCAAATCCATTCTTCTTAATCTCCTCAGGGATTTCGTGTTTCATTGAATAGCAAGTGGTCGTAGTTTTTCTAGGATCTCACGATAAGCAGGAACAATATCCCCCTCATCGTTTCTGAATAGATCCTTATCGAATCGTTCATCACTACCGATCTTCCACAGTCTCATACTATCAGGACTGATCTCATCAGCAAGTAGCAACTCACCGTGTGCAGTGTAACCGAACTCAATCTTAAAGTCAACCAGATCAATGCCTAAGATGTAGAACAGTGAGCGAAGGATATCATTGACTCGTAGTGTCATCTCAATGAAAGGTTCTGGATCATACCCCATCAGTTTCACACGGTCAGGTGTGAGTAGAGGATCATGCTTGCTATCATCCTTCAAGAAGAACTCAACAATAGGGTGTGGTAGTGAGTAACCTTCACGAAGAGTTGTCTCACGAACAATAGATCCAGCAGCACGGTTACGACAGATAACTTCCAGAGGAACGATGTCTACCTTCCTACACACCATCTTGTTAGCACCAACCATATTGATGTAGTGATTGGGGATAAGTTCTTTGGCAAGTTTCTCAAAGATAATGGATGAGATACTACAACACAAAGATCCTTTACCTAGTGGATGATCTTCCTTCTCTCCGTTACCTGCCGTCACCTTATCATGATACTCAATGATCACACGATCAGCATCGTCACCTTCATATACAGTCTTGACCTTGCCTTCTATAATTACTCTCATGAATACTTACCTGCCAGAAAGTTCGCTCTAAGTTTAGAAAGATTCAGTGTCATACGATCCAAAGACTGAACACTTAGTTCCTCATACCCTTCGTCCTTCCTCAGAGCATCGAACCTCTGCAAATCATAGGCAATACGTTGGGTGAGATCATAGCGAAGTAGCAGTTTCTTCTCAATCATAGTCACTCGTTTGATACCTTGTAAGTATACATTAAAAAACCACCCCAGTCAAGGAGTGGTGGACGGTCTAGGAGGTGGTCTGAATGGGCAGTCGCGACACCCAGCACCACAACATCCTCTACTCATGCTCATTAAAGTGATTATTAATAACTTCAATACGCTCATCTTCATGAGCAATGATATCTAGTTGTTCCTGAATAGCAGCAAGCACATCAGGGTGCTCACCGATACCAACAGGATTGTGTAGGTATACTTCTATGTTTGCTTTTGCTTTGGCAATACTACCTAGGGCATCAGCAACCAGAGCATCCAACATTTTTTGGCGAAGATTGCAAGACATAATAATTTCAGATTTGTTTTATTTAGTGAAGCGATTAGGGTTAGTTAATCGCTTCATAGTTAGTTTGCTTGATACGATGGGACCATCATACCACCATCTTGATCATCATCATCGTCAGGATTCTGAATAACAAAGTAGATGATCATCAGTGCAACCCATGCTAAAACGTACATCACAGAGCGTTGCCTCTTGGCAATACTTCCTCAGGGAATACAAAGTCTTCATGTGGTTGATCAACTGGTGCCAACCATGCACGGAGTCCTTCATTCAATAGGATGTTCTTGGTGTAGAACGTCTCGAACTCAGGATCTTCTGCTGCTCTGATCTCTTGACTCACGAAATCGTAAGCACGAAGATTGAGAGCAAGACCAATAATGCCAATAGAGGAGACCCATAGACCCATAACAGGCACAAACAACATGAAGAAATGCAACCAACGCTTGTTAGAAAATGCAACGCCGAAGATCTGCGACCAGAAGCGGTTTGCAGTGACCATAGAGTAAGTCTCCTCCTCTTGTGTTGAATCAAATGCCTTAAAGGTGTTTGCCTGCTCACCATCTTCATACAATGTGTTCTCTACTGTAACACCATGAATGGCAGAAAGCAATGCACCACCTAGGATACCTGCTACTCCCATCATGTGGAAGGGATTGAGTGTCCAGTTGTGGAATCCTTGTAGGAACAGAAGGAATCGGAAGATTGCTGCTACCCCAAAGGATGGAGCAAAGAACCATGAAGACTGACCCAGTGGGTAGATAAGGAAGACGCTGACAAAGACAGCGATAGGACCACTGAATGCAATAGCATTGTAGGGACGGATGCCGATGAGACGTGCCAGTTCAAACTGGCGGAGCATGAAACCTATGAGAGCGAATGCACCGTGGAGAGCAACAAAGGACCAAAGCCCTCCAAGTTGACACCACCTGACGAAATCTCCCTGAGCCTCAGGACCCCAAAGTAGAAGAAGAGAATGACCCATAGCGTCAGCAGGCGTTGACACAGCCGCTGTAAGGAAGTTAGCACCTTCGAGGTACGAACTTGCAAGTCCGTGGGTGTACCAACTTGTAACAAATGTCGTGCCCGTAAGCCAGCCACCAATTGCAAGATAAGCAGTGGGAAGAAGAAGAAGTCCAGACCAACCCACAAAGACAAAGCGATCCCGTTTAACCCAGTCATCAAGGACATCAAACCACCCCCTTGTCGGTTTTACTAGTGTTGTTGTCGTCATTTTTGTTTACCTTTTTAAAATCTTTTAACCAATAGAGTTGTGGCCAAGTGTCACGTATAATCTCAGCCAATTTCGAGGAAGAATTTTGAGGAATCACTAGGAGAATTCTCGTAGATAGAACTGTCACCATATTCTTTGTGGTCTTTGTATCCAACCATACGACCTTTCGTATTCTGGATTGCTCCCATCATGGCAATGATCAGGAAGATTGCAGGTGGTCCAAGGATAAGGGCACCTCCAATCACATAATAAGTCAGTAGTTCGAGTAGAGAGGTTTCCATTAGTAAATTAATAAAGTGATTCTTCTTGTTCAGTCAGGATTACACAGTCAGATGTAGGGTATGAGACACATGTGAGAAGGAAACCTTCTTCGATCTGGTCATCATCCAAGAACGATTGATCACTTTGATCAACAGTACCGCTGACGATCTTACCAGCACATGTAGAACAAGCACCAGCACGACATGAGTAATTCATATCGATACCTGCTTCTTCTGCTGCATCAAGAATGTATTGATCAGACTCACACTGAATGACCTGTTCGCCTTCGCTGGTTTGGAGAGTAATAGAATATGACATGAAACTTAATAATTGTTTAGAAAAGAAAAGGGACCCGAAGGTCCCTCTTATTATACCACAGAGAGTATCAACCGACAGAAGGTGCAATGAGTGCCACAGGTGTGGACTCAGCAGCAGCGAGATCGAGTGGGAAGTTGTGAGCGTTACGCTCATGCATAACTTCCATACCCAGACCTGCACGGTTGAGAACGTCTGCCCAGGTGTTGAGCACACGACCCTGACCATCAAGGATGGACTGGTTGAAGTTGAAACCGTTGAGGTTGAATGCCATGGTGCTTACGCCCAGTGCAGTGAACCAGATACCAACCACAGGCCATGCAGCAAGGAAGAAGTGAAGACTTCTGCTGTTGTTGAAGGATGCGTATTGGAAGATCAAGCGACCGAAGTACCCATGGGCAGCGACGATGTTGTAGGTCTCTTCTTCTTGACCGAACTTGTAACCATAGTTCTGGGACTCAGTTTCAGTCGTCTCACGGACGAGTGAAGATGTAACCAGACTTCCATGCATAGCAGAGAAAAGAGATCCACCGAATACCCCAGCAACACCGAGCATGTGGAACGGGTGCATAAGGATATTGTGTTCTGCCTGGAATACAAGCATGTAGTTAAAAGTACCAGAGATACCAAGAGGCATAGCATCGGAGAATGAACCTTGACCGAACGGATAGACTAGGAATACTGCACTTGCAGCAGCGACTGGTGCTGAGTATGCAACACAGATCCATGGACGCATACCAAGGCGGTATGAGAGTTCCCACTCACGTCCCATGTATGCATAGATACCAATGAGGAAGTGAAAGACTACGAGTTGGAAAGGACCACCGTTATACAACCACTCATCGAGTGATGCTGCTTCCCAGATGGGATAGAAGTGGAGACCGATTGCGTTTGAACTTGGGACAACTGCACCAGAGATGATGTTGTTGCCATACATGAGTGAACCAGCAACTGGTTCGCGGATGCCGTCAATATCGACGGGAGGTGCTGCTACGAAAGCAACGATGAAGCAGATGGTTGCCGCCAACAGTGTTGGGATCATCAGTACACCGAACCAACCAACATACAAACGGTTGTTGGTGGAGGTGACCCACTCGCAGAACGATTCCCACGAGGAAGTTGATTGTTGTTGTCTTGAAAGCGTGGACATTTTAAAAAAGGGTTAGGTATGAGTGCAGGGAAACACTAGTAAATTATTCCTGTCTCACCCTCAGAGGCAGGTATGAAAGACTGTTGTTTAGACACGCTGTTTAGTCTTGGTAAGGCGTGTTGTGTGTCGTTTTGTAACGACTCATATAATATATAGGCATTATCCGATTTTGTCAACCCCTTCCTGCTGAACCAGTTCGTAATCTGTCCCCTGATCTGTCTCGATCAACCAGGACTGGAAGGCATCATAGACGATTCGGAATGCCTCAGGGGCACCCTTGCCTTCTGTGAACTGACTCAACATGCCTTGACATGCACCGCTGGATGTGTAGTCATGACAGAATTCATATACTTTTCTATCAATCTGACACCCATGCATGACAAGGGCGGCTAAACAAAAGCGCCTATCATCTAGGCGCTCAGGATTGTATCTCCAATCTTCAATCATAGTGATACACAACGTAGTTCTTTTTTACAGGTGGGAGAGATACTCATTCGTGAGCAGAGATAAATGTAAAACTCTGCCTTGATTCTAGTGAGATTATTGTAGTGTTTCAATCTGATCCATCTACCATTCAAATTAAATTCTAATGCGTATCTCTCCATTGATCTGCGTTCAACACAGATTTATTTAGTTTACCAGATACCAGGGATAACCTGTCCTGTCAGTGCATATGCACCGAGTGCTGCGATGACTCCGAGCATTGCTGCCCATCCATTAATGCGTTCTGCTTTTTCGTTCATTGTTCTTTAAGATAATTGAGTACGGTTTGTGGAGATGATACAGAGTAGGGATCTGCGGGGCAGAGTCCTACCTTACCAGGTTCTTCAAAGATCCTTTCAATCTCACCATTATTTACTACCATGGCATAGCGCCATGATCGATATCCAAAACCAAAGTTTGCTTTGTTCACTGCCATTCCCATGGCGCTAGTGAACTCACATGCTCCGTCTGGTATTGGTTTTACGTTACGAACTTTGACTTGACTGAACCAGTTGTTCATTACAAAGGAATCGTTAACAGATATACAGTACACTTCGTTAACATACTTCATGAACTCAGGGTAGAGTTCATCGTATTGTGGAAGTTGTTGTGTGGTACAAGTAGGTGTGAATGCACCAGGCAGTGAGAACGCCACACACCGCTTACGATCGAAGAGATGGTGGGTATCAATGTCTACCCAGGTTGCACCTTTACTGTATTTGAAAGTTACCTCAGGCAGGAACATCTTTGTTCTCCTCAGTAACTTCCCAAGAACCACCTACACCACCTTCCATGTTAACAACAATGTCTGGTGTCTTTGAGTGATGTGGTTCGTGAGGTCTGTCCATAGGTTGAGACTTGGTGTCGTCATTCCTGGACAGATTCTTGATCACAATGAAGGCATCCTTATTGTACTTGCGAGTACCGTAAGGGGTTGCCCACTTCTTATTGTATTCTTCACCTTGGTGGATGCCAGAGATAACAGTTCCTCCAACCTCAACCACGATGTTATCATGCCTCACATCCCATCCGAGAGCAGCAACTGTCTCGATCAGGGACTCTTCTGTATAAGTTTGTTGCATTAGAAACCAAAGATACCAAAGAAAAATACACTACCACTGGCAGCATACGAAGTTATTGCAGCAACAAATCCTAACATAGCGACACGTCCATTCAGTTTTTCTGCACGTTCGGCATAGGTTTCGTAACCATAGCGTTCCGCTTCGGTTGGGTCAATATACATACGGGGTTCAGTTGCCCACATGTTTTGCTGGCCACGGTCGTTAGAAGTAACAGTCATGAGTCTGTAAAGTTATGTAACAGGTCATACTATATAGGATTTGTTAAGATTTGTCAACCAAACGAGATCACGTCTTGACCAGGAGTGTTGATTTCAATGTTGCCTGCTGCTGCAACAGTGTCATTCAGATTAAAATTAATATAATCTGATGTACTGAGTCCTAGATCCTGAGTGAAGGCACTTGTAGCGCCTCCTGGAATCCTCTCAGTGATGGTTTGGAGACCTTGATAGTGTCGCCATACCTCAGTGAGATCATTACGATTGAACGTAGGATCATCAATTGCTGCTTTCAACGCAGACCGCAAGGCAGTCACTGCGTTATCAAATTCATTTCGAGTCATAATGCGTCAGTGTTGTAAGATTTTACATTGTCCCTACGATAGCAAGGAACTCCATCAGGATCTAACCACTTGGTATACTCGAAGTCTTCCATTGCTGTGTCAATCTGCATTGCATTATCACACAGGTACATGTCTTTGTACTTTCCTGTGTATGAATCTGCTTTCTGGATACGATAATCCCTGAAACCATTTTCTAGAATGCCACAATCTACATAGCGATAAGGAAATCGTTCGAGCAGGACTGTGAGTTTTGTCATGGATCGGGTGACGTGTGGGACGTGGACTAATGATAGCACCTTATAGGAAATGGTACCACCCTGTTGCGATCAGTTTCTCTGATGTGTCAGATTTGCGACCCCTATGGGTGAAGGTCCAGTCGCTAGGCCAGATGACAGTCATCCCTTTCTCAGCAGGGACATATAAATCTTGATGGAACCATTCAGTACCACCATCAGGTACGTCATTAAGGTATGTCATCCAGACGAGGTGTCTGTAAGTATTAGATCTACTTGACGACTGCCTTTCACAGTGCCACATGTGGTAACCACCACCAGGTTTATAGTATTGAAGATTGAAGAACTCTTCCATCTTCCAGACGTTTGTCTTGGAACAAAGAGGGAAGTGATCGACATAGTTATTCACTATACGATTCACTTCCCCAGTGAAATCACGAACCCTGCTATCAGTGATTCCAATAAAGACAGGGTTGTCTATGGAATCTTTGATAGCAGTGTTTACCATGCCACCACCATTGTCATCAATTGTTTCCCCAGGCCACTTCTCAAAGATAGTTTGAGTATGATAAAAGTCAACGATGCCATCAATAACGCTCTCGTCAATCTTCTCTTTGTAGATAAAATCGGTACGAGGATTCGCTATTCGGCCATCATACAGTATAGGTTCTGGGTTCAGTTTCATTTAAACAAGTACATTGTCTGCTATAAGGTGGTCAATAAGGTAGGCATAATCTTCTTCAACATCTGATCCAAAGAACCTGACTCCTTTATTTTCATAAAAGCGACAGACTTGTGAGAACAGATGCGGATACTGGATTTCCAAGGAGATGTCTCCGTTGGCAGCATCGCGAAGGATTTGCAAAGAGTTTGCAAATCTAGATTGGATCGTCATGATCGTCTCTCTCCTACTTATTCTACTGTGTTCGGGGGGCGTAACCCCGACGATTCAGGCTGGACTCGAACCAGCGACCGACTGCTTAGAAGGCAGTTGCTCTATCCAACTGAGCTACTGAACCATGTTAACGCCAAGCGGGACCCTGGATCCATCCTACAAGGGATAGACGGGTGCCTGAGGTCACAGGAGCAACCATGTGTGGGTCATCCGAATGGAAGAACACCATGTATGCTGACTTTAATGGGACTGCCTGATTGATTAGATGAAACTCACCACCTTCAAAGTTATCATTCAGTAGAAGAGTGAATGATATCTTACGAATCTTCTGGTCATTCCTCTTGAAGGGATGCCATTCAGATTCATCTTGGTGCCAATCATAACGATGACCTTCACTATACTTTGTCACCTGCAAGGGTTCAACAAAGTCTAGATCGAAAAACCAGTTCGCTGCTTCATTCACACGAGTAGCATAAGACATCACAATATCATAGAGTGCCTGAGAATCAATGAAGGCGACTTCACATTCTCTAACGTTCTCTATTTCTGTTGTCTTAAAGTTCTTGTGTTCTGAAACTATTTGATTGATCTGTTCAAACTCATCATCAGTCAGTTCGACAGTGACATAACGATCACGGTAGTTCATAGATGGATTTAATTCTTTCGTTAACTGCATGTGCTGACAGTTCAGCACCCTGCTCCACATGCTCATGGAGTTCGTCAATCAGAAGTTCTAACATGTAGAAGTCTTCTGAGTCAAGATAGTCATCCATGGTTTGCTCTAAGTCCAGAACTCTATTAATATATAGCAGGACAAAGGCGTTGTCAAGAGGTCTAGGACGGTTGTGGACGTGGCATAATCTTGTGTGGTGTCATCTCTTTACCCATGATGTTGAAAGAAATGATAGTGCGAGACACATCAGTGAAGTTAGGTTCCTGCATGTGTGGTAAGTATGATGGAAAGAATACACAGTCACCTTCCTTTACATCAGGCATGAAGTCCACTACCTCACCGTTGATGTAGTTATGAAAGGGTGCGAAGAACGTAGTTGCTTTATGAACCTCAGGATTGAAATCAAGATACAATACACCAGTGATTCCCACAGGTCCATGGTTATGTACCCCATGAAACTTACCATTCTTGGTAGTCTGATGCCACATTGCTACAATCTTTCTGATGTCCAGAGGGTAATCAGTCTGCATCTCATCTAGAATTGGTTCTAAACAGTCTAATACATCCCAATAATACTTGGGCATCAACTTCTTACCAACTAACTCGTGGTAATCTGTATCCATCTCATGCAGATTCAGACGACCACCAGTGATGTGTGCTTGTGGACTATTCTCATTACACTGTTCCAGTAGGATAGGTTTCCACTTGTCCCAGTCAGGAACTTTGAAAGACTCAATTGGGATTGTAAACATTTTTAATAAACCATTCGGCATCAACAACAGCAAGAGGTTTCTTTCCATTCTTTTTCATGAAAAGAATAGGAGTATTATCTCCTGAGTTTGCACACGCTTGATCGTATGCATCATATACATTAAGTTTCTCTACATTCTTACACTCGATACTGAATGGAAACTTCTGTCTAGCATCTCGTGCCATCATAATGTCTTCACCACCAGCACCCATGCTACGAGACTCAATGTCTTCGGGATGAATATCTCTATGCTCAATGAGCATATCTCTCACCCACTGCTGGAACCTACGTCCCTTTGCTTTCGCGCTCTGTGGCCTCATAATGTTTCTTGTACTTAAAGTATATTTTGTAGTAGCGGTTACACGCTTCTCTTATATACTTATAATCCTCAGAGTCAGTCCCATCTGGGGGAAGAGCACTGAGGATTGCACAACACCCCTCCATCTCTGAGATCAATCTGAGATATACGGTGGGGTGTAAGTTATCGGAATCTATATTCCACTGAGGTTTAATCGGCATAACCATCATCGTCATCACCAAGACGATACCCAATCTGTGGTTCTGATGGTTGCACTGTGTAACGTTGGGGATCTTCCTTGATGGCATCTTCTAGACTGATTGCTAGAAGTTTAAGGTTATGAGCAATTGCTTTTACCTTATCGTAATTCATTCATCCTCCGTAGTGATAAAACGTTGTACCTCTGCCCAGTCTTTCTCAAACTGAGTAAGTCCTTCACGAGTAAGGACATGATCATACATCTTCCAGAATACCTTGGGTGGCATCGTAACTACATTAGCACCATACAGGAAGCAACGGGAGACATGATGTACATCTCTTAATGATGCAGCCAGTATCTGTGTGTCAATGCGATGAGTAGCATACACACCAGCAATCGCACGTACAAGTTCTACTCCACTCACACTGTTGTCGTTACATCTTCCCACAAAGGGTGACACATACTTAGCACCTGCCTTAGCAGCAAGGATTGCCTGTGCCGTAGAGAAGATAAGAGTTACATTTACATCAATTTCATTATCAGAAAGAGTCTTACATGCTTTAAGACCTTCTACATTGCAAGGAACTTTGATTGTAATGTTTGGATTGATCTGAATATAAGTATCTGCCATCGCTAGCATCTCTTCTGCTGTTGATCCAGATACTTCTGCTGAGATAGATGATGTCCAAGGGAACATATCTGAGATCTCTTCTAATACTTCTTCGGGATCTCGCCCTGCTCTGAGCATCAACGTAGGGTTAGTAGTCACACCATCGATAAGACCAGTCTCTACTGCTCTCTCGATTTCATTAGCATCACTACTATCCAAAAAGATTTTCATCATAACCTTAATAATTGTAAGAAAAAAGGACCCATGTGGGTCCTGGTATTCAATTCGTTCAAGCAGTTTTGGTGTCAGGTACAATCTTGCGACTGACTCTGGTCCCGCGATACATGAGATCAAATCTTTGCTTGGCAGTTTGCTCAGCAATGACCTTCTCTTTGTACTGCTCGGTGTCGTATGCGACACCACGGTAAGTGACTTGTGCCATGGATTTACTCCTGAAAGTGAGGTGGTTAGACCCCGTTCCTTCAATCGTATGCGTCCCATGGGTAGCAATCAGGTGTTGATTCCTTCATGACCTCAATCAATTCCACCTTATACTCAGGAGGAATGTTCTCATTTGTTCTCATCCGAAACATGATTGCATCGGCCTGAGCGCAAGTGAGTGATGTATAGAATAATAGTTCTATCATGGGATGAACGGCTCCGTTCCGCGATTTACTTGCGCCAATCAGGATATAGAGTCCTGATCAGTGAACGATAGGTACAGTGTACCTCATAATATTTATAATGTCAAGTCTCTTTTTCGCATCCTTGTGCCTGGTCGCCTAAGATCTTTCTTCAAATCGTTTAAGAATTTGATGTGATCCCCAACAGACCTGACAGGGTTGGAGGGGATTCTCTTCTTACGCTTCCACGACTTCTTACTCAAAGTTGGAAGTCAGCAAACGTAGCACTCTCAACATCTTGCTTGATGCCACCGACCACATAGGATTCAATCTCAGTCTCCTGTGGAGCGTTCTGCTGACCCTTAGAGTTCAACCAGTGCTCAGTCCATGGGAGTGGATTGTTCTTAGCAGGGATATCGAACATGGGTTCGAGACCAATAGACTTCATACGACGGTTAGCGATCCACTCAACGTACTGTGAGAGTAGTCTCTCGTTCAGTCCGATCATAGAACCTTCTTTGAATAAGAAGTTCGCCCACTCTTTCTCTTCGGTCACTGCCTCAGCAAACATCTGACGAACAGTTTCTTTCTCCTCTAATGCAATCTCTTGCATCTCGGGATCATCACCATCCTTCCACTTCTTCAAGATCTTCTGAGTCAGAACGAGGTGCTGTGACTCATCCCTGGCAATAAGGGAGATAATTTTTGCTGAACCTTCCATGAGTTTAAGTTCACCAAAAGCAAAACTACAAGCAAAAGAAACATAGAACCGTATACCTTCAAGGATGTTAACATTAGCAATCGCCAGGTAGAGTTTACGTTTCAGATCCCTTAGTGTCTCATCACGGCAAGGAGATCCTTCCCAATGTGACGACCACATGTCACCCTCTGCCCATGAACCTACGGCATTTAGGAATACATCATATGCTTTGGTAACAGACTTGGCACGTCTAAGGATTTGTGGTTCATCCAATGTAGTATCCAGAACAATAGAAGGGTCAGGATATACATTCTTAATGATGTGTGTATAGGAACGAGAATGAATCTGTTCCATGAACTGCCACACACCCATGGCACCTTCCAGTTCTGGTAGAGAACAGTATGGTGAGAATGCCATACCAGGTCCACGACCTTGTACAGAATCTAGAAGGATCTGATACTTCAAGTTAGAAGTATAGATGTGTTGTTGCTGTGGGTTAAGAGTTTTGTAGTCTACTCTATCTTTTTGTAGTGATACTTCTTCGGGTCTCCAAAAGTATCCGAGTTGTGTCTGAGTTAGTTTATCAAAATCAGGATACTTGAACTCAGCATACTGCTGCATACCTAACGGTGCTCCGAAGAACATCGGTTGTTTTTTAGTGTCAACTTTCCTGCTGTTGAAGACTGTGACTCCCATTCTCTGCTCCGTATGTTCCGTAGTTTGTGACATAATTTAAAAATGAATTTATCCTTGGAGGGAAGTCCAAAGACTCGCAGACTGCAAGGTAGGACTCGAAGTCCTCTTGCAGTTCTACACATAACGTGATAGTGATTTCCTTAGACATTGCAGGCGTCACACTCAGACTCATCGCCACTCAAAATGTCATCGACAAGAGCATTGAGTTTCTGTTCTGTGTCATCGGTGTCTTCATCCTTCTTATTATCATAAGTGTTCTGATAGTAAGATGTCTTCCACCCATACTTGTACGTGGTTAAGAAGTCTTGTGCCATCACAGACACAGGAATCTCATTGTCATTGAACTGGGTAGGATTGTATGACCAGTTACCACTGATCGCCTGATCGAAGAACTTCTGCATCACTGCAACAATACGAATGTAACCTGCGTTAGAAGGCATATCCCACAGCAGTGTGTAGTTGTTCTTTAATGAATTATATTGTGGAACAATCTGTTTAAGAGGTCCCTTCTTTGATTTTTTAATGGACAGGTAGTCGCGAGGTGGTTCGATTCCATTGGTTGCATTTGACACAACGGAACTACTTTCCGATGGCATCTGTGCTGACAATGTTGAGTGCCTAAGACCGTGGGCGGCGATAGATGCTCTAAGACTTTCCCAATCATAATTGTACTCTGGTGCTGCTAGTTCGTCAACCTCCTGTTTATATGTATCGATAGGTAGAATTCCATCATGATACTTAGTACGTTCGTATCCATCACATGCTCCCTTCTCCTTAGCGATCTGATTAGATGCTTTCAGAAGGTTGTACTGAAACGCTTCGGTGAGTTTATGAACTTCCGTGTATGCATCAGGGTTGTCATACTTTAATCCACGTTTTGCTAGGTAATGTGCCAGACCGATGAATCCAATGCCCAGAGAGCGGCGTGAGAGGGTGCTACGACGTGCTGCTTCCACAGGATAGTCTTGATAGTCAATCAGTTCTTCAAGACCACGAACAGCAAGGTCAGCAAGGTCTTCCATCTCATCAAGATCACGTAGTTTTCCTACGTTGATTGCAGATAGAATACACAATGCAATCTCACCACCATCATCATCGATATGATTAATAGGATCAGTAGGTAGTGTGATCTCTTGACACAGGTTAGACATGTTCACCTTATCCTTGAAGGATGAGTGTGAGTTGCAGTGATCAAGATTCATCAGATAGATACGACCAGTCTCTGCTCTCTCCTTCAAGATGTTAAGGATCAGTTCTTGCGCTCCCACAGACTTTCTCTCAATGGACTCGTCTCGTTCATATTGTAGGTAGAGATCATCGAATGCATCAGTACCAAAAGCATCATAGAGACCAGGCACATTATTAGGAGAGAATAACGTAATAGATTCATTTCTAATAAATCTCTCATAGAATATTTTACTTAACTGAATAGAGTAATCAAGTTTACGTACTCTATTATCTTCTGTACCCTTGTTATTTTTAAGAACAAGGATGTCTTCTATTTCTTGGTGCCAGATTGGGAAGTGTACTGTTGCCGATCCACCGCGAATGCCATTTTGAGTACAGCATCTGACAGTGCTTTCAAACTTTTTGAGGAATGGAATAACACCTGTGTGTTGAACTTCTCCACCTCGGATCTTAGCGTTGATTCCACGGATTCTGCCTGCGTTGATACCGATTCCTGCACGTTGAGCAACATAGTAGCCAATCGCCATGTCACTAGAAAAGATACTATCGAGGGTGTCATCGACATCAACAAGAACACAGCTAGCAAATTGTCGAAGTGGAGTTCGCACCCCTGCCATGATAGGTGTGGGAATGTTGATTTGGTGCTTGCTGATTGCGTTGTAGTATCTTCTGACATAATCTAACCTGATGTCCTGTGAGTATGGTGCAAACAACGTTGCAGCAATCAACATGTACATGAACTGAGGTGTCTCATACACTTGACCGCTGCTACGATCTTGTACAAGATATTTATCAGTTACCTGTCTTAGACCAGCATATGTAAACAAGTAATCACGATCGTGGTCAACATAACTATCGAGAATGTCCCACTCTTCTTCTGAATATGATTCAAGAACAGTAGCATCATACACACCCAGCACTACACCACGTTGAATCTGCTCATACAGATGAGGATGCCCTTCTGGATGCCCATTGTATACAGACTTACGAAGACTGAATAGGAGTAGACGTGCAGCAACGAACTGATAGTTAGGAGCATCCAAAGAGATCAAATCATTAGCAGACTTGATAAGAATCTCTTGGATGTCTGCTGTCGCAATACCATCAAAGAACTGCAAGTTAGCATTCATCTCAACTTGACTTTCAGATACACCTGCAAGGTCCTTACAAGCATGTTCAACCATCACATGAATCTTATTGAGATCTAGATCTGCAACAACTCCATCTCTTTTTACTACTGTCGTGCTCATACTTTTTTCCAATCTGTAAGTTTAAGTTTTGCTTGTAACCCTTGATAGGTGTTGCCTTTTATTATAGCACTGGGGTCAAGTCCTTTCAGTACCATATCATTGATATCTTTTTGTTTAATTGTATTTGGCCATATTACTACTGGGTCTCCCTGATCAACAGTTCTCTGCATTCTCTCAACAATCTGTCGGTTCCTTGGTTCGTTGTCGAAAACCCAGACCCTAGATCGATAAGGTAGAGAGCGGTGGTCAACATCGCTACCACACATAGCAACAGAGTTGGTAATGAAAGTGGAGTCGAATGGTCCTTCCGTGACATAAACTGTTTCCTCAGGATTAATATTATTTTGACCGAATAGTTTTAAACGATCTTCAAACATCACGGTGATGTATCGTAACGTGCTAGTTGGTGCCAAAGATCTACCCTGGATACCAAACCAAGTACCGTCCTCGCCAATGAGAGGGATAATAATTCTAGGTCTATCGTTTTGCAAGGATTCAAACGTTTGTTTCTGGGTGTTAACCCATCGTTTGAACTTATCTGCATAGTAAAAACATCCTATCTTCTCCTCAGGAATCAAACGATCTAGTAGATACTTCTTTGCGAGATGTTCATTATTTAGGTCTTTGATATTTACCAAACCTGATGTAGGTTTCTTAGCGAAGCGTGGTTTACTAGAAGGCACGACAACCTTAGCAACAGTTGTTGCTTTGCCAGTGGCATTGTTTCTATACTTCTCTAACTGGTACTCTGAGTACGTGTTAGGATCTTGATCTTTTAGGAAGTTGGCAAGCGTCCTACCCATGCCACAGTTGTGACACTTGAAGACCATGCGTTGCTTCATGACAAAAAAGTATCCTCTCGCTTTGTTCTTATGCTTAGAGGAGTCCCCACAGTAGGGGCATCTAAAATTATATAGCCCGTCCTTGACCTTCTTGAACTTCTCCAACCGCCAACTCATTCTGTTGACGTAAATCTCGTCCAGCATCAGTCATGCCCAGTACCGTGGTACCTACCATAGCAGATGAATCACTAGGTGTCAATGATCTGAGCAGTGCTTGACCTGGCACACTGACAAGGAATGAGATGACAGCAAGTCCACCAAAGATGGACCACATCTTTTTCTCCATCATCCTGAGTCTCTCATCTACAAGACGAATGTCTCTCTCACAACCTTTCTTGATTGTGTCACACTCTTTGGTGAGATCTGAATGAAGTCTATCGATTTTCTCAAATAGAATTCCATCAACTTCACCCTGTGTAGATAGTTTTTCGTTATGTACTGCAAGCAACTGCCCCATCTTGACGCTGTTGTCTTGCAATGAATCAACTACCTTTTCTAGTCTTTCTAGAATTGCTGAGTTAATGTCCGCCATGTATTTTACATTCCTAACGCTTGTTGTCGTTTATCCCAATAAAACTTAATAACTTGGTTAGGATAAAGTCTCGTGACTTTAAACTTCTTCGCCATCTCTGGACGATAGATCTTTCTCAGTTCAATTTTAACTTGTGACTCTGACTTACCATATAGGATGAAGTCAGTCTGTCCATCTTCAAACGACACTCTGAATGGTAGATAGTTCTTATCTTGTACATGTTCAGTCGTGAGCATCTGATCGACACTCTTCTCAAACTTCCTCTTCTTCACTTTACGTTTGGTTAAACGTGTAATGCCAGGAGGTTCGTGTGATGGGGGTAGTGCAGTCTCTGCACCAGTACCAACTGAATTAGTAGGAGCGTCTTCGTTAATCACAGGTCTTCTAGTATCTGTTTTGCTAGATCATCAACGGGAACATCTGCAAGACTACCACCGCTAGATGGATAACGGTTTAAGTATATTATAAAAGTCTTCAAGATAGACCAGTATTCCCTTTCAAGTTTGTACATTAACAGAGGTAATGTACCATCACCGAACACATTATATAGGATAATCATGTGGTTCAATATTAAGTTTGTACGCAAAACCCCCGTGCTCAGGTACCGTTTGAGTAATCTTTTAAGATACTTAAACTTCTTCATGTCTTCCATGAAGTCGTCAACGGTAACTGAGTGGGGGTTTTCGTAATACTTAATAGCAAACATTAAATGATTGCTTTCGTTTAGTTCATCAAATCTCATAACAAAGTGTCAGTTTTTAACTACCGAAGGTCAGTGTTGCTGCACCATCGGTGATCACCTCTTCTGTACCGCCAGCAGACGTAATCTTGACGCGATACTTGTTGCCGTCCAGAGTGTCGCCAGCGAGACCACTGTAAGCAAGAGTTGCGGTCGTGAAGTCTGCATAGGTGATGCCAGTGTCAAGGGAAGCAGAGATGTTAGTCCAACGCTTACCGCTTGCTGTCTGACGTTGCCAGACGTATGCAAGAGCACCAGGGGTGCCTGTGGTGGAGGTGGTAAGAGTAAACGTACCAGCGCCAGAGGAAGATGTAGAAGCAGCAGGTTGTGCAGTAACAGTTACAGCAGATGCCACGTCGGCAACCACAGTATCGTCAGCGTCATCACCAGCAGCGGCAGCAGTAGCATGGACGAATGCTAAGCACTCTGCCTTATGCTTGGTGTCACCAGCAGCAGTGGTGTATGTGCGATACAACCACCAACCAGGACTATTGATACCACGAGACTTGTTCTCAGCGAGCACCATCTCAGTAGTGTCAACGAACACGAGATCGTATGCGTTGCTGTCACCACCCTTAACAACGAACTCAGCAACTGCCTTAGGAGCAGTCCTGCGGACAGCACCAGCGAGAGCAGCATCAGTGCTACCTGCATATGCTTTGTGCAATTCAACTGTGGTGGTGCTTGTCACTTGCTTAACAATGTAAGCAACACTGGATAGTTCCAGAATGTCACCTACGACTACGGTGTCTGCTGCATTCTTCGTAACAGTGGCGTCACCATTGGTGACCGCTACGTTGTTCGCGAAAGTTGCGGCATCAATTTTTCCAAATACAGCCATTGTTCTCTCTTAATTGAAGGGTTTGTCCTATAACTTATTTATAAAAAGAAAGAGACCGACCCAAGGGATCAGTCTTCTTCGCGAGCAGCGATTGCTTTGGTTACAACTTCGAGAAGTTGATCGTCCATGTCAGTCTTGGTTAACTTAACTGCCTTAGCAAGAATAACAAGACAGATCTCAACAAGTTTCTCACCCAGTTCTTCATTGTCAGGCACCTTAGCAACAGCGTCAGAGATAATTTTCTTCGCTAGTGGGAGTAAAAATCCAAGCATGGTTTATACGAGTAACGTTACTCTATATAGGCTAATCTGCTGTGAACTTTTTATCTTTCATGTAACCCCACTTACCTTTATGAAGGGCGCGTACACCTTTACTAGTCTTAGTAGGAGCATCATCAGGTTTCTTCACAAAGTCTTTGTAACGCTTGCCATATTTCATGCGAGCGTCTTGTTCTTTGTGCTTCTCAGCATCAGATGCTCTCTTCTTCATATACTTCTTATCAGAAAGGATTGAAGAAGAGATTTCGTTAATCACTTAGAACTCTTGCCAGCGGCCTTGTCGTCATGATCCTGAGTCATCTGCATCATCTTCTGCTTCATGCGATCCTTTGCTTTCTTTTTAGCATCGGAGTCATCCACCTTAGCAGCAGCGGGTGCTTCACACTCTTCTTTCTTAACGTCTTGACCTGGTTCATACCACTTGCCATCACCATCAGAATCCTGCCAACGCTTACCTGCCTTGGCGGCCTTGATGTTCTTCGCTTTCTTCTTAGCGGATTCTCTGAGAGACTCCACCTCGTTACGAACAATTTTTCTTAGTGATTCGGACATGAGATCTTCCTTCTTAGGGTTGATAATTACGTTACCTTTCTTCTGAGTGGTAGTAATGTTTTGTTTGACTTGATCGGTCTTCATTGATCGAGACCCATTTCAGAACGCCATGAATATGTATTCTCTTCTCCCATGCGTCTTGCTACGCCACGAGCACCACGGGAAACTGAACGAGCAACGCCGCCCACAACTTTCTTGATACCAGACTTAATTTTATCACGCAGTCTAGTGCGTGGTTCACTGCTAGAACTACTGGAACTTCCACTGTTGTTGCTAGTAGAACCAGAGGAATCGGATGATGTAGAACTACTACCACCTGATGTAGAACTACCTTGGGATCCACGCTCGTAACCTTTCTTGAAGTTACTAGCAGCGCCCTTAGCAGCACGACCAGCGGCACCAGCAGCATACCCAGCACCCTTAGATGCAGCAGAACCTGCCTTTTTGAGACCAGACTTAACAGCAGATCCAGCAGACTTCAATGCTGCTTTCATCTTCTCGCGTCGTGCTCCGACCTCAGGTTTTGCCTCAGGTTTCTTATCACCAAGACGCTTACGTGCCTCAGCACCAGCATCTCTACCAGCACTCTGACCTTGACCAGAAGAAGCAGATGCTTTGTCCTTCAAGCGAAGAGCGTTGACCTTAGCAGGACTGGTGACCTCAGTCAGCAGATCGATACCATCTAGGATCTCAAAGGTTTCTTGAAGATCTTCGATGTCGAGTTCGTTAAGTGCCTCTACACAGATGTCATGCAGTTCTTCAAACGTATAGTCATCGAATGCTTCATCAAGAATAATCTCATTGACGAGTGCATCAAACTCTTCGTTCTTCTTTTTGAGTGCTGCCTTACGGAAAGTAAGATCCGTGCGACTGCCGCTGTCCATCTTGCCCTGACTCTGTGGTTTCTTAGAACCACCAGCAGGTTGAGGACCAGCATCACTACCAGTTCTTCTGCCCTGAGCATACTTAGATCCACTGGACTTAGAGTCACCAGAGATCATCTTACCAGCATCGGAACGACCGTCCTGATACTGCTTCTCAGTCTGACCGTGCTTACCCTTGTAGAGTTCGTCAATCTGATCCTCTTCCTTCACGCAGTTAGGAACTTCCTTACCACCTTTCTTCTTAGTACCCTTCGCCTTATATCCATCCCAACATGTAGAAGCACCAACGTTCTTACGTGCCGACTTCATACCCTCAACCATCTGGTTGTGGAGATCATCGATATCAATCCACTCCCTCTGCATATTCAAACCGATATCTTCGGGTGCCTTAGCAGTCTTCTCGCCTTTCTTACCGACAACAGAATAACGACCATCAGACTTCTTGCCTGTGATCACCATAGACTGACCACCTTGTGAGATCACTCTACCGATATTACGATCATCTTTGAACTTACCTTTGTTCTTAGTGATCAGATCTTTTTCGATAGGGAACCCAGCGTATCCTTCTACGACTTCTTCGTGCGAGTCGATAATCTCTTCGACTGTGGTAACTGCGGATCGAAGACGAGCGGTGGGTGCCTGCTTACCTTCCTTCACGCAGTCGAGAATTGTGCGCTGTTCTAACAGGGAGAACCCCATTAGTGCAGCACTAACCTTGATATCCAGCATTGATCTAGGGAAAAGTATAGTATTATTTATTGGAAATAGACTTTTGATTCTTGACGAACTCACTGAACTTCTTCATTTCCTGCCCAGGAGTCATGTTCTGAACCGCTTGTCTGTACTTGTCGGTACCAACTTTCCAGTCATTACCACTACCATCGTCGGCAGAATGATTGGATTGGTTGTCACTTACTTCACTAATATCCTGCAACCAAGTGCGGTGTTCAGTGCCGTCAGGCATCTGCATGATGACATAGTTAGTACCTCGGTGAGCAACTGTGCCACGCATACCACTGTCGTCATGCTCTACAACTGCACCAACCTTAAAGATATGATCTAGCATATAATGATCTCGGAATGCTGCAAAGTCTAGCACAGGTGCATACTCCCAGACAGATTCCTTAACCTCTGCTTTCTTCTTAGCAGGTGCTTTCTTCTTCTCAGGTGGTTTCATGCCGTCAACGACATGTTGCATCATCTCTTTGCTCTTCTTATAACCACCAGATCCAGCATGGAATGCGTCGTGGTTACCACCTTGTGCATGTTTTCTCATCTCACTGGCGGATAGTTTCTCTACTTCATCCTCACTGTCAGGGTTACGAGCACCAGCAGATTTGATATTGATAGACTTGAAGTCGTAATGCTTACCGTTGTACTTCGATGTCAGATTCTCAAACTCTTTGACACGATCATCACCAACAACCATAGTGACATGCTCATGACCCTCATCATGTAGGTCACGTAGGATGTCAAAGATATTTCTATGCTGCTCAGAGTTCTGAATAGCATCCTTGTGGTTCTTAAACATGCCACGCATGTGTTCAATCTTCTGCTCAGGGTGCAGAGGATTCTTCTTATGATCTTGTGTTCTAGAAGGATAGATCCGATAGTTACCAGAGTCACCAGCATGTGACTTGACAGCATCCATCAACTTACCATGACCAGCATGGGGAGGGTTGAACCTACCGAAAGTGATGGCAACATGCTTGTCTATTACCTCATTCTTCTTCTTAGAAGATGATGCTTTCTTGGCAACAGCGGCTGCTGCTTCGATAATGAACTGACGAAACCTCATTTGCCCCAATCTTTTGCTACGGTAAAGTTTGCACGAGAGAATTCAAGTCTATCAACAAGTTTGACTGCCATGCCATCCTTGATGGCCACAAATCCTTCTGGACTAGTGACTTTGTATCCTTTCTCATCTTCTAGAAATGTACCAACACCCTCAATTTTTTTGAGGCGTTCGATGATCTGCTTCTTAGCGTTAATGAGATTCATAAATCCTCCCAAAGCAGCATAGATTACAGACTTATCACTATTTAGTTGTTTTAGTGCCTCCTCTTTTTTCTTTTCCCAGTTTTCCTTTGCCTTAGGCGTCTTCACACCTTCCACTTTCAATGCATATCTAGACTCAACAAAGGTTTTGAACTGAACCAACATCTGCGATGAACTAGTAGGCATCTTACCTGACTTGATCACTTGGTTGAAATAAATCTTAAACAAACCAGCAGTTCCCATACCCTTAGTAGTACCACCGATCTCATTCAAGAACTTCCTAGATGAATCCAAGTTGCGCTTCGCAGTTCTCATACTCATGTTGAGTTTGTTCATCTCACCAGCACTGAGGTTTGCAATGCCGTTGGTATTGGTGAAGTCTGATGAGAATACTGCCACATCAGACACACCTTGAAGACCAGAAACATTAACACCAAAACCAGCAGACATTTCAGCAAGAGTCTGACCAGTGTACTTAGTATGAAATACAATACCAACCGTAGACTTACCTACCTTGCCACCCATCTCGGTTGCTTTCTCTACACAGTAAGTAATAGTATTAGGTTTGAACTTGTAGCATCTCTTGCCACCCATAGTAACCAGTGGTGGTGTCTCTGTATACAGAAGATCTCCTTGGATCACACCAGTGATAGGCAACTTTGATAGGTAATCGTATGCAGCAACCAACTTAGGATGCACACCAGTGCCGCCATACCATAGGTCAATCTCTTCATGGGAGTAGCATACCTTAGGTTCAGTCTTAGCAAAGACAGACTTGGTTCCAACAAAGAACATGTCCGTCTCAGGGTCTATGCCACAGATGATAGCAGGAGCACCGTCCCACTTCACAGTAACCTTAGTATTACCACCACCACTACCAGTGGTCAGCATACCTTTTAGACCCTCCAAGAATGCAAGTGCATTCTGAGCGCCAGCATAACCATTGTTGAAGATGTCATCTTCTAGGTGTTCGAGGTGTGTGTTCTTACTCATGGTTGTACTCCGACTTTATCGCGGTAAGGGTTGCCAATAGATGATTTCTCTCTGAGGTGATACTGGTCTGTGGGTTTGAGGTTGTTCTTCAAGTGGTTTTCCATGTAGAAGACTGGCATTCCTTTGTTCGTAGCGAACTTGTAGTAGGTGACCTCCTTCATAACAAAGTGCTCAATGACCTCACGATACACCAGGTCACCATCCTTGCTGATCTTTCGTAACATCATTTGACAGATGAGAGAGGCGATGCCAACTTTGCCACTACTGTGCTTGGGTGCTTCCCAGTAGTCCTTAGCATCATTATAATACATCTCTGCCAGTTTCAACCAGGAGGCTTGTGCCGCTTTGACATCTGATTCCTTAGGGTCACCACCCTTCACCATAGCATCAATGTTTTTGACCACCTCTGTGGGTAATTTTGTCTTTAATTTAAGGTCCTTAGCAATCAATTCCAGTGCAAGGAAAGAACCATCCTTCACTTTGTTCTCAGCAAGAACTTGTAAGATCTTAAACTCAATAGTCTTCTTATATTTCTCAACCCAATCATCTTTCTTACCATCAATCTGTTTCTTATTGATAAGAGAAATAATATCCTGAGGTTTGACTACGTTAGTTGTCTTACTGATCTTCTTAACGGAGAAGGGGTATGATGTATTTTCCTCATCAAATATAACAAAGTCAATCAGTGGTTCATTACCCGCAGCAGGTAGGAATACCTGTGCATTATTCTTATTTAACCTACCATACCCTAGTTTATCTAAGTCAGCAGCACCACGTTCCAATACACATAGTGGAGCAGTAATCTCAGAGAAATCTTTCTCCACGTTATTCATAATATCAATGTATTCTGATGCTGCTAAGTCTGCATATGCTTTAAGTAGTTCCTTCTTCTCAGTAGCACCATGCTCCATACAAAAATCTGTTAGTTCAATTAGATACTCTTTGATTACCAGTTGAAGATCATCCCTTTTGTTAATAGCAGCGATGACTTTCTTATAGTAAGTATCAAAAGACATCTTAGTATCCATAGGAATGTCAAACGCCTGAGGTTTTAACTCGGGCATCTTCTTCTTACCTGTGGCAGACCTAGGTTTACCTAACAAAGGAGTAGAGATCCACCCCGACTTGTCATTCTGATACAAGACTTCTATTCTGGCCTGGTAGTTACCACCTTTGATGGGTTTAACATGAACACCATCACCCTTAGCGATAACTCCTACCTTTGTTTTACTCTTAGCACCATCGTATACAACGATCTCTTTCTTAGATACAATCTCAAATCCTTTTTGGTAATGACGTTTGTAGTCATCCCATGCTTCTTTAATCGATCTTGCCATCTTCTAGGCACTGATTATCCAAACTATTTAGATAATCTTTTTCATTCTGATATGGCGTTTCTTTCCCAGTCCACAGTTTATATCCCTGCACTAACTCTGGTAGCAACCACTGGTCCACTCGATAGCAGTGCTTCCAGTTGACAGGTTGAGCACAACCAACAACTACAACAATAAAGAATGCTCGCAAGTGGATCCAAAGTGATAGCATCAGCGGTTACCGAACCTCTTATCCATTTGCAATTTAACGTAATACATCCCCAAGATCCAGACGGAGAAGAGGAACCCCTCCCCGTATGACATGGAGTTCCAAGCGTGTACTGCTCCGTCCATCAGATGTCACCTTCCACACGGTTCTCAGACTCTTCGATAGAGAAACTACCTTCGGAGTAACGTGCAGCAAGTTTCAGAGAGTTGACATACAGAACATGATCAAAGGTCACATCTAGTGCATGACATGCTTGTGCTGCATACCATAGAATGTCACCAAGTTCTTTGACGAGATGTTCTTTGTTAGCATCATTCCAGGGTTTGCCTTGGAACTTCAACTTCTTCACAATCTCTGCGAACTCACCTGACTCAGCAGTCAGACCAGCAGCAGCGGTGTCAAGACGAGCGATGTTACAACCATCTTCATGGAGTTGACGAAGACGTTCGATGTATGCAACCTGATCCTTGCTTGGTTTGGAGCAGGTATCATCAGCAAAGTGCAGATACTTATCAAGATCCACACGGAAACGTTCTTCTTTCTTCTTATTCTTTTCTGCTTCCTTCTCTTTGATCTTCTCAGCAGTCACCCATGCATTGAAACCCTTCTTATTGATGAAATCCTCAGGAGTTTTAGGAGTATCCTCCTGCATGTCTTCAAGTTTATCCTGCATACCGTCCTTGATATCTTGGGCAGTATTGGAAAGTTTCTCTGCTGCTGCTGATGCAGCATCATTACCCTCAAAGTTGACGTTAACGTCGTTGTCGCGGGATCTTTTGTTAGCGGAGTCGGTCATACGTGCCAAGTGTCAAATTTACTTTGTGTTTTTGTTTCAAGGAACTTGTCCTCAATGCCCTGACCAGAGTCAAGGATGTTGTCTTGTTCAGACTGATCACAATCATACAGTCTCATCTTCGCTCTGTCAATACCTATGATGAAACGTTTGTTCATTGTCGGATCATTGTATCTATTCTTCAATTGTTTGACCATGATCTGACCTGTTGCTTCCAAATCCTCAGTAGAGATGAGAGCAAACATCAAGTCAGCAGTGGCAGGAAGACCAAATGATTCTGATGTGTCAGTAAGATCAACATCAGAGTTACCATAACCAGACCTAGTGGTCTGTGTAGCAGTCATGATAGGTACATCCATCTCAACAGCAAGACCACGTAGTTCTTCTGCAATACCTTTGATGAAAGTATAGGAGTTCACCACAGCATTCTTGTAACGTGCAGAGGCACAGATGTTTAGGTAGTCAATGAAGATGATATCAGGAGCGAAACCACGCTTCATACTCAGTTCATTCAAGAGAGACTTGAAGTGATTGACGTGAGCAGATGCAGTAGGGTATTCCTTAATCACTAAGCGACCTTGGGTCTGCTTAGCAATCTTATCTACTTTTGTTCGGAACTGTTGTTTGGTGAAGAGAGGGTCTGAGAGTTGCTTGATGTTGATGTCCAGGAGGTTGGCGTCAATTCGTTCAGCAATCTTCTCCTCTGCCATTTCAAGTGTAATATAGAGTACGTTCCTGCCTTGCAAGAGGGCGGCACTAGCCATATGGCACATGAATAGACTTTTCCCGACACCCGTTCCAGCAAGAGCGACATTGAGAGTCTTGCGAGGCAAACCACCTTTTGTGATTTTGTTGAAATATTCGAGATCAAAGGGAATCTTGTCGTGCGTTTGGTGGTAAAAATCATAGCGGTCGTCGGAGTCTAGTAAGTAATCATGTCCCACAGTATCATCAAAGCATGTACCTAATGCTTCTGCCATGATGTGGGGAATGGCATCTTTGGTGCGAGTCTTGTCTTGACCATCAGCAATCTTAATAGACTCCATCAGTGCAAGATAGATCGAACGTTCTTTACACCACTTCTCAGTAGTATTCAGTAACCATTCATCATTATATTGTGTGTCATCAATCCTGGTATCAAGGAATGATTCGATATCTTTTACGATATCCTCACTCAAATCTCGTCGCTTTTCGATCTCAATTTTGAGAGCAGTAGTCTCAGGAATAGTATTGTATTCCGTTACATAATCATTTATCTGATGAAACAATACCTGGTGTGGTTGGTGATCAAAGTATTCATCTTTTAGGAAAGGGAGTACAGATCTACAATAGTTTTCATCACGTATAAGTTTGCTGAGAGCAATTTCTTCAATCTTTTGCATTAAATGTAGTGTAGATAGGTACCAATGATATGTTTATTTTGTTTCAATGGTGGTAGTCCTGCATGAGGATAGGTCCATGTGGGTGGGAACACCAGGCATCGACCTGCTACTGGTTTAATTTTGATTCCCAACTTAGTAAACCACGTTTCGCCACCCTCGTCAACATCATTCAGATAGAAGAACAATGCAAGGAACCTTCTAGCACTGCTGTGGTCACCAACATCAACGTGAGGATCAAAACGATCATCATCTTCTGCAATGTACTTCTTCAAACGAATCTGTTCAAGTGCATTCTCTGCTGGCCATGCTTCTCTACTACCAGTGTCTTCCATATACCTTTCAGACACATCTTTGATTGATTCAATCAGACGATTGTGAACCTTACCCCAGATAGAATCAGGATTGTTCTGAGCATAGTCAGTCACATTGAACTGATGGAACTGTGGACGACCTTCACGGTCCCAGTATTCCCACTGAACATCTCTGGAAGACTCCATGATGTTCTTCACAAGATTCTCATCAAGAACATTATCATATGTTCTGATGTAGTGATCATGCTCCATAACTGAACTCCTTTTGTGCGACTTCATCTAGTGCTTGCATTACTTCTGGGGTGAAATACTTCTCAGGATCTTTGAGAATCTGTTTAGAATAAAGAGAAACGCCCCCCATCTTATAACGGTTACCCACACGCTCGAAGACTCCGTGCTTCTCACCCAGTTCCAGTAGTCCATAATACTTGTCAAGTCCACGCTCGTCATAAAATAGGCGTGTCTCAATTTTGGCATTCTCCTTAGTGAATCGTGACTTCTTGGTTTCGCATTTGATGATGTTGCCGATCACCTCTTTACCATCCTTCTCCTTAGACTTAGACAAGAATATAATAGACGATGCAGCGTACTTCAAACCACTACCACCACCCATTTCTTTCATTGGCACATAGGCACCGATGACATCATAGGTGTGATTGGTAACGATCATAGGTACATTCGCCTTACCAAGTTTCAGTGTGAGTACACGGAAGATAGACTTCACGATCTGAGAGCGAGTCATGTCACGAGTCTCAGAACCTGCCTCAGCATCTGTGACTTCTTTGGTAGTTGATAGCATACCAAGTGAGTCTAGACAGAACATCAGAGGTTTACGATCCTCAGGTTTCTGTTCTAGATACTTATCGACAATCTTGATTGCCTGTGTACGAAACTCTTGCACTGTAACAACAGGAACAATCATCATACGTCTTGAATCGATACCACGACTCTCGATCATGTCACGAGAGATTGCAGACTCGGACTCAAAATATATGCATCCAGCATCTGGATCAGAATCAAGGAAATTACGAACGATAGCGAGAGTAAAAAAAGTCTTTCCCGTGCTTGATTCACCAGCAATAGCCGTAATCTTATTGGAAGGAACACCACCAAAAAGAGACCCACTAACAACGGCGTTAAATAGATAGCAACCAGTATCAACGAAAGATGCAACATCGCCAGCAGCAACCCCTTCGTTAACAATACCAGCATACTCATTGCCGATCTCCTTTACTACATCATTAAGAAAACTCATCCGAATAAAAACTCCAAAGTGTTACGTTGTTCTGTGGACCATCCTACCGTCGTCAGTATAACACGGACTGGACGTAAGAAGGACTTCTCAAATTGTTCATCATAATCTATCGATGAGTGGACATTAAACTCTTTGGGTAGAGTCTGGAAGAATGAGATAACATTCTCACCAATCCTGTTTGGTTTACGTAGATAGATGTACTTGATCTTCTCACCCTCCTGAATCAGAGGATACTTGTGAGTGAGATTTAATTTCTTGCAATAGTGATTGTATAGCAAGGAACCTCTGACATGCATAGGACATCCAGAACCATAGATGTTCCTAGGTGAAGAGAATTTATTTATGTTATTACATCCACGAGGGAATGCAATATCTTCAAGAGGGAGACTTTCAAACTTACGTCTGAACTGTGCAATATACTTCTGGATATCTGCTTCTGTACCATTCATAACAACATTAAGTGCTTCCTTAATTGCAGTACGACATGGTGCAGGTGTAGAAGACTTGACTGCTTCGATACCCATGATCTTTAACTTAGGTTTCTCATACCTAACACCCTCACTGTCCCATACATTGAGCAGGTATCGTTTCTTTGCAGTCCAGATACCACGATCAGCGATGTTCTCTCGCTTCATTTGCATCTTTTGATCATATGCCGAAACATACGACGCCAGGTTTTGATACGATTGTTCAATAAAAGGTTCCAGTTTCTCCTGACAGATCTTGTCAAGTAGGGAAACAGTTGCTGCTTTATCGTCAGACTTACCACTAAGAAATTTAGTAACAAGAGGTCCAAGATTAAGATAGATTGAATCGGTGTCAGATGCAATGACATAATCTACCCCCTCAGTTTGCAATATTTTATTTAGGTATCCGTTGACATCGGATTCGATCCATCGAATCGAGACTTGCCCCGAGAGAGTAATCGCCTCAGCATTTGCCAGATTGAAGTATCGGAAGTATTGGTTTCCGATGGCACCATAGGCACTGTTGAGTTGGATCTTTCTTGCCATTTGGATATTGGTGTATCTTGCAATATCCTTTTGTAGTGCCACGGTTTCCTTAGGTGTGGTGGCATTTTCAAGAGACTGCTTAGCGTGAAGCATTCTCTTCTTGTATATGGTCCGTTCATCGTAGATCCTTTGCATCATTTCAGGTAGGAAACCATGTATATCTTTACGGTACTGAGCACCGTTGGCACACACAGCATACTCTCCACTGATCTCAACCTCTTTGTTCAGCAGTTTGTCAACAGACACCGATGGGTGACGCCTCTCAACCAGAGTTTCTGGTGAGATGTTGTACTGCATGATGAGATGAGGGTACAGAGAGTTAAGGTCAAAGGACACCACCCAGTCGTAAGCACCTGGTATGGGTTCTTTAACATACGCACCAGCATACTGATCATTCTTTTGTGTACTGATCTTAGGTGGGACCACAATGTTACGCTTCTTCAAGTCATTGTAGATGAGGGTGTCCCACATCCTGACCTGAGAATAGACATCACTGAGGTTAACCTTAGCGTCATACGCAAGAGTTAATGCCAGTTCGATGAGTTTCATCTTGTCTTCTAGACGGTCAACGAGTTCCACGTCAACGATGTTGTACTCAACAAACTTTTGCCAGTCTTTTGTATAGAACTCTTTGAAGTTCTGGTATTCACTGTGATCAATCTTTGCTTGACCCAGTTCTACATTTGCAATGTGATCTAGACGATAAGATTCTTGTGCAGAATAAGTGAACTTCTTGTACAGATCTAAGTAATCTAGAATCGTGACACCATTGATTTCATATGAGATGTGCTTACGACCCATCATCTCAATTTCACGTTCCATCACACGGTTCCAGGGGGAGAGACCTTTCTTCCAAGTCTCTCCTAGCACCCGCTCAAATCGACGACAGATGTAAGGAATATCATACAGGTTGCAGTTCCAACCAGTGATAATATCAGGAGTGTTTTGAGACCACCAAGCATGAAAGTCTTCCAACATATCCACTTCCTTCCAAAAGACACGATACTCTGTGTCCTTCGGTGTAAATTCCCTCGTACCCCAAGTTATCACCTCCTTGGTAGCAAGATTCTTCATAGTAATACAAAGTATCTCTTCTTGACACGCCTCTACTGAGGGGAATCCATTGTCACAACCAACTTCGATGTCAATCGTATAGATCTTCATCGCGTTCATATCGAAACGAATCTCATCAGGGAACTTGTCAGCGATGAATTGATACACGAATCTGTCATACCCATGCACTTCTAACCCATCAACGTCAGTATACTTCTCGATAAACTTTCGAGCATCCCTAGCACCATCAAAGTGTTTAGGGTGAGCATACCTACCATCAAGAGTCTTATACTTAGACTCCTTGGTTTGGTTGTTGGGAACGAAGTACAGGGTAGGACGGCATTTCTCTCGGTACTCAACGGGTTCACCGTTGTTGTATCCCCGATACAGGATAACATCACCGAGTAGAATCACATCCGTGTAAAACTGCATCAACTAACCATCGATTTATACTTGCCCACCAGAGCGGCAGACGGATCTAGTATAGTAAAGATCAGGTCAGAAGTCAAGAACACGTCTCGCTGATCTGTGTGCAGAGGGAACTCACTGAGTTCACCATCAGGAGAGACACGAAAGCAATCTTCAATCAGTAGACTCGGTTCCTCGTCCAGTTCCGTCAGTTTCCCCAGCAGGTACGTGCTCGGATCGTTCTTCAACAACAGTAATTTCAGCATCGGAGGCAATTAGTTCGTTATATTTTTCGATCAGTTGATCGATAGGGTTGTAAATGAAAGTGACAGAGGGAATAGGAATGTAAATATGTGAGTTCTTAGAGAACGGTACATATGCAGTGAACTCCATATCAATGGTATCAAGAGTCTTAGGTGACTCCTGCAAGGATGGTTCTTCAAAAAGATTATGCTTCTCTTGAATCACCACAGTGTAAGGTTTTTCTAACTTGTATGCTAGTGGTGGACCTTCCTTGCTATCACGCATTTCATACACATCAGCGATTACGTCCTCGCCGTTTTGCATTCTTACGATTCTTACGCTCATAGTCTTTCTCCATCAATTGTTCATAAGTGTACTTTACCATATCAGTAAAGGCACGTCTAGCAGTAATGTTTTTAGTATCTGCTAAGACGTGAACGTACTGCATAAAGTGATCCATATCCTCAGGGGATAGATCAAGAGTGAGGGTCTCACTCTTTTCTGCGTATGCAGGACACAGGTTAACATACATGTTCATGATTTACCTCAAACAAAAAGAGACCCCATGAGGTCTCTTTGGTTGTACATTATATAGGTTGATTAGTAGTCCATGTTTCCACCATAACTGACACAGATCTTTTTATTTTCTGCTGATGATCTACACCACTGTCTTACGTAAGCGTCTGCATCCTTAGTCATTGTGAAGTGAGCATGGTTATGTAATGCTCCGATTGTAATCAAAATTCCAATCGTAATCAGATTATAGTGTGTCGCTGGATGGCACACTATCACTTTCAGGTAGTGCAGAATTTTTGATTTCATAAACCTTCAACTTCTGATGGTCAGGGATGATCTTCTGCAATTCTATCACAAGCAATCCATTTGTAAACGCGACTGTACCGATCTCCACATCATCTGAAAGGTTGAACCCCCTAGCAAATGTCCTAGTGCTGACACCCCTATGCAGATACTCATCTTCACCCTTTGCTTTTGGTGAGATGGATCTAATCAGCAGTACATTTGACTCAGTGGTTACTTCCACCTCCTCTGGTGCCCATCCAGCAAGTGCCATTTCGATACGCCACTTGATGTTTGATTCCCTCACCAGATTATATGGTGGATATGCCTCATTGACACTACCCATTCCATATGAATGTAACCTATACATAACATCGTCTAACCCGACGCTATATTTCTCAACCGCATCCACTACGGCATTAAGATCTTTATGAGAAAACTTCCTCAATCCAGTCATGTAACTACTCCTTTTAAAGCGAGATTGTATTGTGTGATCCCCGAAGGCAATCAAATTTATTTATAACAAACAAAAAAAATACGGGGTGGTGAACCCCGTACTTATCATGCAACTCGCTCTACCATATACCCATGTTCGCGACGATCAGCGTTGAAACGCTTGGTGGTTTTCCACTTCCTACCATGTAGCATAGTTTTAGGTGGCGTTGCAGGGCGTCCTTTGCCTTCATCCCAGTCGGACTTAGAAACTGGTTTCCAGAACCAGTCACCAATGCCATAGGAATCATCGATCCAAGGATAAGAGAACCCACGACCACGAGTCTCTGCCTGAATCATAGACTGACGCAGACGCTCGTTGCCCCTTACATACGCAAACTTAGCAGTAATCGGGTTTGGATCTGTGGAATCGGTTGCTGTAAATAGGTTTGTGGGTGTTGCTGTCATGTGATATTAGGTGTTTTTGACCCTCGTATTATACGTAGTTACAAAGGACCTGTCAAGGGGACAAAAGACCTAAATAGAACTAGTTCCTACGATCGAGACGATGAAGAAATTTCTTCCTCTCGTTATGCTTCTGATGACCGCGAGCGTTGCTAACGCTGGTGGACTTGTATCAAAACATGCAGCAAGTGTTCAACTAACTGTGGACTCGGCAAGAACGCAGGCAACTAGAATCGGTTCATCGTTTAGTATTTCAGGATCAAATATTGATACCACGGACGGAACGACCGCCCATACAGTATCTGCTGGTACTATCACCTCTGGTGTATACAGTCCTGGCACTATCTCTGCAACACAGGACACAGCAGGTTCGGCCTTCTCGTTTAGTCAGTCATACACACAGGCTGATGCAGTTCCATCTGCTGCCCCTACT